TAAATTCATATCTCTCCACGAATGTCCCACTCGGTTCTCCCTGTTCATTCACAACTTCTACCGTCTCATCGGAATACCAGGACCGTATTACACTTTCATACGAATTCCCAATCCCCGGTTTCCCTTCCCATCTCTGAGTCCAATCCACCATCCCGCCCTGGCCGTCATTCGCTTCCGGATCATAGACCGGTATCGTATCCGACTGGCTGCCAGTATAGACCGTCCCGCGATACCTCTGCGGATCGAATTGTCCCTGAGCCGACCCGATAATATAATACTTCTCCGGTTTCGGTCGATATACTTTCTTCGAGGTTATATCCCGTGCCGATTGAAATCCTACCGACCCGCCATAACTATTCACATTCGCTTTACTCTGTATGAAAAAATAATTCCCCTGGATATATACTATCGGATCATACGGCTCAATTAAATTTTGTATCGCGCTCCCAAAACTCTCCGAATCCCGGCATGTCAACTGTCTCACCCAATGCGACGGGATCCCGATCTGCGGACTAAACCCCATCCGGGTAATCATATCCTCCAAAAACCAATGTGAAGTTAATCCCCCCACCCCAAACTCATCCGCTCCAGTATAGGGCAATACAATCCAACTGGGGATATTAGTCCAGGCCCCGTATACCTTATTCACCGCATCATTCAACATACTATATTCATCATCCGTCAATGATAAATACAGTAAAGATTTCCGCGGAGCTTTCCGCATCGCTTGGGATGCAATTCCTTTCCCCGCCACACGTGTAATCCATCCCTCATTCTCATCCTGGTTGGCAATCTTAGTCTCTCCCGTTACCAATATATTCGTTTCATATCCCCCGATAATGGCGTTTAAGATATCCTCAAAATTAAAATCCTCATTCGTCCGGGTCTTCGTTCCCAAATAGGTAGGAAACAAACTCCGCTCCGGCTGCATATAGATATATCCCTGCCCGTTATTTAACCCGATATCTCCATCAATCCGCATCTTTTTTATTCCCTTCTATCTTTTAACTTTAAACTTTAAACTAGAAACTAGAAACTTATTTTTATTTGTCATTCCGGCGAAAGCCGGAATCCATCTTGCTTTTTATATTTCTCTGCGTCGGGAATGAAGTGTTCTTTACGCATTTCCCGACGCCTTTCTTTAGCTGATAGCCGATAGCTCTTTTTAACTTTCCTTTCGTCATTCCGGCGAAAGCCGGAATCCAATTCTCCTCCTATCCGCCCTATAAATCCTATAAGACCCATTGCTTTTAACCCTATTCCTACATTCTTTATATTTCTACGTTGAATATTTTTTACTTGACATCTTCTTACCTATGGGTTATACTTCTAAATATGAAAATAAAAACCATAACACTTCATTGCAAACGCTGTAATCATTCTTGGACTCCACGAGGTCCTGAAATAATTATATGTCCGAAATGTAAAAGTCCTTATTGGAATAAAGAAAGAAGAACCAAAATCAAATAATCTTTTAATAAAGGAGCATCACATGAAAGACCAATCATTATCCGAATACCTCCCTGATTTCCTGGGATATTTAAAAACTGAACTCAACCGTTCACCCAAAACCATTGCGGCATACAGCCATGATCTCCATCGGTTGTTTACTTTTCTCGAATCCGCTGGCATTAATCCCCGGACTAAAAAGATTACCGCCCAAAATCTCCGTGACTTCCTGACGTCTCTCTTCAGTTCCGGACCACACGACCGCCGGCGGAAGATATCGGCTCTCAAGATGTTCTTCGCTTTCCTTAAAAAACAAAACCATATTCCCATTGACCCTACGCTCGACCTCGAATCTCCCGCCATTCCCCAATATCTTCCGGTCTATCTTTCCGAACCCAATCTTCAACGCCTCTTGGATAACCCCGACCGCACCACGGCTATGGGTTGCTGTGACTATCTGCTCATCAATCTCTTCGCTCATCTCGGCCTCCGGGTCTCTGAATTGGTCGGGATCAATCTCTCTGACCTGGACTTCTCTGCGCACACCATTCTCATCACCGGTAAAGGGAACAAACAACGTCTCCTCCCGCTCCTCCCGGATTTGCTCGAAGTAATCTATGAATATCTCAACATCCGGCCAACCTCCGACACCCCGGCATTACTCCTCAACGATTCCGGTCATCGCCTTACCCCTTGGACCGCCTGGGACCGCATTAAAAAACAATGCGCCGCTATCGGTCTTCCCAAAAACATCAGCCCTCACAAATTGCGCCACACCTGCGCGACCCTCTGGCATGGTAAGAACATCAGCATCCTCGATATTCAAGCCCTCCTGGGTCATTCTTGTATCGCTACTACGCAGATTTATACCCATACCGATACCCAAAAACTCTATAACGCCCTGGAGAAACTCAATCCTTCTACCCATTGGAGCCAAGTTGCTTAAATATATCCCATATAATCATTGACTCTTTTAAATAATTGTACTATCATGCTGTCCATGTCCCTTCAAAAATATCTCTATTTTTTATCTCTCTTGATTCTCTTGTTTTTCATGTATATATTTTTCGTTTCTCCAGACCTTTTTGCTGAACCATTTTATTACAATTTGCTTTTCTTGATCGGTCTTCCGGTCTTTATATATTTTCTCTTTATGAATATCAAATTCATTTTTTTAAAAATTAAACAGATAAATCAGTCTTCTCCTAATTCTCCAACCATTACCCCCATCATTCCCATGAATCCAAAAGTGGATAATCAAAAGTCTTTGAATTATGATTTTCCAATGTTCAAAAAACCCACTACATCTTGGGAATATTTTCGTTTAATATTTACTTTAATTCTATTGTTTTGGATATGTACTCCAATCTTTATAATTTTTCTTTTCCTTTTATTTTTTCGTATCTCTATTGCTTATTGTAAGGAATATCATGATAATCACTGGCCTTGGTATTATGTTTATTGTTTTTTACTCGCCTCTTTTTGTGCATTCAGTATTAAAATGGCAATTTCAATTTTTCTATTTGCCATTATATATGGTCATCTTTGATTATCAGCATGGCTAACATTGTATATAAGTCCTCAATAAAAAGAATTATATACTTTTTATCATGGTGCATTTTATTCTTCTTCATTTATATATTTTATACTTCTCCAGACCTTTTTTCTGAACCATTATATATCTTCTTATTAGTATGTTTCGGTATTCCATCTTTACTTTTTCTACTTTATAATTATTCAATTATTTTTGTTATAAGTCTTATACAAAATATATATTCTATAAAAATGAATTTTCTCTCATATTTAATTGATTCATCATATATATTTTTTCGTTTTAGTACTAGATTTACCTTTTATTTTATTATCATTTCATTGATATCTTTATTCTTCGACAATCAATTGGATTTACATACGAAACTTCTTGGTGCTGTTGTATTAACTAAACTTTTTAGTCCATCATATAAAACATAATTTTTAAATGCGATGTCCTGTAACATCTGTACTATATAATCCCAACATTTCATTTTCAAACGACATAGCTGATCTTATCGCATCATCCATTATTTCTTGTTTTTTATTTTCTTTTTGTATAGCTATATATTTATCCTCTACAATATCCCTTATTTCCTTCGCTGCTCTACGGCTAATTTTCCCTTCCCAACTCCCTACATATCGATTATTGATATCTACAGATTGTTCCACCCAGGGCATTTCATACGTCAATTGCATCAAAGTCTCCATCGATACATCCCCGCTTAAATCCAATCTATTCGGCGTCGGCATATATTCGCTCATCCGGTCAAATGTAAACGGTTCCCCGCCATACGATTCCATCCGTCCCTGTCGCGGTAAATTCGCTTTCTCCGCTGCTATCTCAAACGCAATCCCTTTGGTTTTTATATTTTCACCTATCCTATATTGCGCTATAATCTCTTTTAATGTAAAAGGATGATATTCATTACCTTTATATCCTAAAGTTTTGGCTTCTTGCATTAGAGCATTACCTTGTTTCTGATATATCCATCCCAATTCCGCTTTCGTCAATCCCGGTCGGCGGCTCATTCCCCCATAAAATCCTGATCGCACTTTCATCGTGGCAAGATTTCTTTCCGTATATCCTTTTTCTATCATATCTATTTTCAATTGATCTTCAAATGCTTGTTCTTCTTTCCCCAATTGCTTGATCAATAATCCCCGTATCCCTTTCGGTGCATTTCCATAGGCTTGTAAATTACGTAATTGCGTGACTTGATAGGTATTTAAATCCTGATTTTGATACAATGATAATTCTTCAGACGTGGCTATATGAGACATGAATTTAGACCCACGCGGGGAATAATCTTGTTTATATCTTTGTAGCATATTCCATCTCACTTCCGGTTGTAAAATTCCTTGTTCTTCCCGTTTCTGCCAGGGATATAATTCACCCATCGCTCCTCGCCCGGCAAAATATGCTCCAGTCCCTAATATCCCTTGCATTAACATAGTAGTCCATCCAGGTGGTCCTGATATTGTTTCAGCTACTAATAATAATCCCCCCAACCCAGCCGCTGTTTTCGCTCCTACAAATCCCGGCGTTTCACCCGATTCTAATTCCTCTTTAGCTTGCAATCCCGAAACAATCAAGTTAATCCCCATCGTTCCCCATTTAACATATCCTCCCAATCTACCAAAACGATCTATTTTCATTTTCCGACTCATCTGTCGCAAATATTGGCTTGGTCCACCTTCACCACTTTCCATCATCGCTTCCAAAGTCTGTGAATTTAATCGATATTCCCCGCCTATATAAGATTCCTCTGGCGATATCATTCCTGTCCCAGGTATAGTTGATTCTTTTATTATATTCTCTATAGGGGTATATTTGGGCGCTCGATACCGTATTCCCGCATTAGGATATTGTTTATAAGTTGCCAACCGTTCCTCTATCCCTGGCGTAATCTTCACATTCACCTGAGCGGGAGACCGTTCCATAACGGTTCCTAATTTCTCGGTTAATGGTCCTTCTGCATTCAACGTAATTTCCGGTCCGCTCCGTGATAAATAATTCCGCATCGGGGAAGATCCAGAATTGGGTACTTTTAATCCCATCATCTCAATCTTTTCAATATCGCTTGCTTTCAAATAATCACGAAGTGAAAATCCCCCTTTAATCATTCCTCCTATGGCTAATCCTTTGCCAATATTATTTTCAAAATCTGACCAAGGCCCGCCACCCACTCTGTCATTTAGAATCTGATTCAGTGTTCGCCGGTTAATATGATAATTCATTCTTTGTACTGATCCCATACTTCTCGGCATCTCTACATTCATATTCATCGGCAATTGCAAAGTCCCGCCCATCGATACCATCGGTAAAAATCCCTGGATCGCCGCTTTTAAATGGCGGGATGCTAATTGTTGGCGATAGATCTCTGAATATTTATTCCCTTCCCCGGCAACGGCATTTCTGTTTTGATAATATTTCCATAACGATATACTCTCCGGAACAAATGGCAGAGGTAATGGTTTCACACCCCCGCCTTGCAATGCTGTTAGAGCTGTCTCATAGATCGGATTAAGATTATGAATCCCCATAAAACTAACCGTATCGGTTATTTTAATATCTTCTGCACCGCCTCCCAGCATTGTCAATTGCGTAATTGGATCCATCCATAACCGCCCCCATGGATTCGCCATAAATTGATAATCCGATCCCAATCCTCGCAATAATGGATTCAAGGGATGCGGTGTTAGAAATTTCTGATGTTCGGTTAAATCCTCTGTCCCGGGTCGATTCTTCCATGCCATCATTGCTCTTGAATAATTCCATCCATATTCCATTCCGCGATACACCGGGTATTTGGCTACCCAACCTAATTCTTTAATCGTTGGAGTGATAAATGGAAACGCGGATCCGACTATAGGTACATTCTGTAGATTTAACCGCCCGCCAACACCATAATTAAAATATATATTCTTGATCGTTTGTGTCGGGTCCAGTCCCATTCTCTCCGCCATAAGCCCGGCATACTTCCGGTAAAAAGTATCCGTCGATAAAAAGGATAATGATCGATTCACTATCCCCGGACCTTTCATATTCGATAACCCCTGCAATTTCTCGACATTCAACCCGGTCATCATTTGCATGAAATAATCCTGCGCGGATCCCGCATTCCTTGGATAAAATGGCATCCGCATCGGTACCGCATAATTCTTTGACAAGATCGCCTGGTATACTTCTTGCTCGGTTGCTCGACCGACCAATCCTAATTCATTCACCACCTGTTGAATTTTCTGGGCATCATAATTGATTCCACGTGAAACCTTCCCGCTCAATACATCCGCATAATGTATCGGTTGTCCCCGGACCATACCACCCGTCATCTGTTGGGAAAATAATCGCGCCCAACGCTGATATTCCAATTCTATACTTCCCGCCCGCAGCGGATTAATGGTCTTTAAATAATCCATATTCAAATTAATCGGGATATGTGATTGAACATCCGTGATCATTGGATTCATAATCGAACTCTCAATAGGAAAAGAATATTTCCCCAACTTGAATCCCATCTCTTTCCCATATCCCCCGCTCAAATTCATCATCCGATATGCGCTTCCTCTTTCTCCGCTCATGACATTCACATGCATGAGTTGCGCCCCCCATTTCTCCTGGGCTTCTAACGTGCTCATTCTCATGGCTTTTACTATATCCGTAACTATATCCTTATAACTTGCGCCTTCTATCCGGGATGATATAATTCCTTTGATTGCATCCGATAAAATATTTCCCGTAATAAAACTTCCCAAATTCTTCATCAATATTAATGGCTGGATCCCGCGTGCCATTTTATCCAGCATATTGATCGGTCTACTATTAAAAAATGTCTGCATTAACTGGGGAGCATCCGCTCGTATGGCATTGGTTATATCCGGATCAAAATGACTGGGCAACCAGGCTTTTGCGCTTCCTCCCCCATAAAATACTGGTCCCATATGGATTTGATCAATGATATCTTTGGCTTTTCCGCCAATCCCTTCTCCCGTCGGGGAAAATAAATATCTCGTATACTCTGCGCTTTTGGGTGATAACCTCCCCAAACCCGTCATTCCCTGATCTATCACACCCCGACCCACCGATCCGAATGAACTCACGATCTTTGCCATTCCCGGGATCTTGGATAGGGATGGGAATGGCGTTGTTAACATTTCCGCAGCGAAATTATATACTGGATGTTTCGGACCAAACCAATTGAAATTCTCCGCATACGACCCAAACTGCGTCATATCTTTTAATACCTGTTCCCAACTCTTTTTCCCTTCCACCCCTTGGATTATATCCGTGACATCTTCCACCATCTTCCCGACATTCTTCCGCATCCAGGTAAACGGTGCATCCAGGGTTAAGGATAATGCGCCTTGCCCTGCTGGCGCTGCCTTCCCGGTAAATTGATAATACGCCCCGGATAATGCATTCTGCGGACTGCTAATCATTTGACCGGTCGTTGGCCAAATCGGGCTTGCCCCGCGCTTGATATCATTCGAGATAATAAACGCTATCTCATCTTCACTCATTCCCGCGTATGGATTCTGTCTTCCTTCAAACGGCATATCATTTTCCTTTCCTCTTTCCCCAATCACCTGTCATTCCAGCGAAAGCTGGAATCCATCTTTATCCCTCTCCCTCTGGGAGAGGGTCAGGGTGAGGGTTTTCTGCTGCGTCGGGAATGAAACGTTCTTTGTGTATTTCCCGACGCCACCTGGAAACTAGAAACTTTCCTGATCTTTCATGCCTTGATTCTAATCCTCCTCATTTTATATTTCTACATTGAATAATTCTTTTAATTGCCATATACTATTTCCATGAAAGGGTCTAAAGATTTTAGATTTATTTTATACTTCATTTTTGGATTTCTCTTTTTAATTGTTACTTATCGTCAATATTATATATTGCATCAACATCAATTGTTTTTAGAACATAAATCCTTTAATGAACCGTTTGATCCGGAACAAATTGCTAAAGATATAAAAAATGGAGCTGCGCCAATATGGCCCAAAAATAAACCGGAATATAATTCTGATTATTCTTTTCCATTAATCCTTTTAGATTACCTCCCATTTCTTTTCTGCTTATATATATCATTTTTCTGTCTCTGGAAAATTTTCATTATAGATCTATCCTTCCCTCTTTTTAATAAAGATAATTCATTACTCATATTTCATCGCCTCAATCCACTGGCTTTAATTCTTTTTATTATGTTTCTAGGTTTACTGTTTATGTTTTTTATTCAATTCTTCTAAATTCTCTGCGTCGGGAATGAAACGTCCTTTGTGTATTTCCCGACGCCAACTAGAAACTTTAAACTCTCTGCGTCGGGAATGAAACGATCTTTGTGTATTTCCCGACGCCACCTAGAAACTTTAAACTAGAAACTAGAAACTTATTTTTGTATAAACGGATAATGAACAACCTCCTGCACCTGATCCTCCACCATCTTAGTATCCTTCTTAAACTCCACCGCCAATTCCAATAACGTCACCTGCATCAAATCCTGCCAGGCTTCATAACTCCAGGCATAATTAAACGATTCCGCTTCATCGCGTTGAGAATAGCACATCCATTCATCCGTCGGTTGCGTCCCATCCACCGCAAAATGTGAACAAAAATATAACCCGAAATTCGGATGTTCATTGATATGTTCTATCATCCAAACAATCGCTTCCGTAATATCAAAATCAATAATCTGATCCGGGTCCGTTATCGGTTCCTCTGCGATCGCTTTCCCTTCCCCGTCAAACAACCCATGCCATTTTGAAATCACCCGGGTATTCCCCAACGAATCCCCCGCCAATGATATCCCGCATCTGATTCCATGATCCTGATTCAAGTTCCATCCCAAGGCGGTATACTCCGGATGATCCCCGACTTCATCATATGGATAAAACAAAAACGGATCCAAGACGGCCGTATGAGCCGTTCGTCCGAATGGGAAATTATCTTCCAAGGCATGTAATCCAAAATCATTCGTATGACTCCGAAAATATCCTTCCGCACTCTCCCAACTATCCGCCCCATTATCATCAAACATCACTCCCCCTCCGCCCGTCTCTTCATATCCACATCCGTCCCGTTGGGATAAGGGATGACGATATTTACAGGATGAACTCATATGATACATCCAGGATGAATAAACCCCGCCCAATCCTGCCTTTCCAATTTCACATCCTCCGATTCCCCCGCCAATCCCCTCTTTATAATTCATACAATTAGTTAACTTCAATTTCAAATTCTGTGCTCCGATTTCTTGTTTCTGGGTATAAACAATTTTACACGCTAATTTCGGTTGAGCTTCTGCAATCGATTGTTCTGTCCAATCTGTGAATTCCGCATCCCATCCTTCCATTTCCCCGGGTTGATATAACGTATCCCGAAACGCCATCGCACCGCTATTTACATGAGACTCATCTCCTTGTGTACAAGTCTGTTTATGGAACGACATATTATTCACTTGCACTCGGGCGGTTACTTTCTTGATAATATCTTTCCCATATTGGCATAATACCATTAATCCCCCGATGGAATTAAATGGAATAACTTCTCCATAATATTCATCGACCACATATAAATTCTGAAATTTTCCGGGTACCTGTCCTTTATGTCCGATACCTCCGACTCCGGATGAGGTGATATAGACCGGTCGGGTTAATTCAGTCCCATTAAATGCGGGATATTTCCCATTGCCGGCATTTAAAAAATAAGAGGGTTCCACCGGTGGATAGGGCGTATATAATATCAATCCGGCATTAAACCGGATAGCGCCATATCCTACCAATTCTGGTGTAAATTTCGTATATTTCACAATCTTACATTCATTCGCTACCGCTATTAATTCATCCCTCCATGTGGCAAACATATTTTCATTACTCCGGTCGATAATCTCACATTCCATCCGGACACAAATTGGTCGAACCCATTTATATTCCACTTCAATCACTTCATCCAATACTAAATTATCCAGGGGGATTTTCTTGGGTTCATCAAAATCAAATTCCCAACTCTCATCCTCCTCGCCATTCCGGGTTATCCGGATAATTTCTGTCGCTGCTGCATTCAATAACAAATACCCATTTGATACCTCATAACCCGTAATCATATATTGATCCTGACGGGTGGATTCATGAACCGATTTCCATTTGAATTTTAATCCGATATTCAAATCAATTTGTCCCACAATACATCCATAACTCGGTATACTATAATCTGCGCCTTCCCCTTCTACCAACTCCACCGGCCCTTGATATCCATTCACATTCGGATATTGAATCCCGCCTTCCCCTTCATCTGTATATCCGGGATAACCCACATCCAATACCCGCAACGATCCGGGTTTAATCCGGCCAATGGAATAAATCCCAAAATCCATCTCTTCCGTAACATGCACCGTATTCTCATCCCCCGCATCCAAATAGATCACCGCTTCACTGGGCAATAGTACTTCGCCATATTGATCGCAGATTTCTATAAAATCCAAATTCAAATTCAATAAATTCCAATTATCTGGGGATACCGGGACATCCGCATGATTGGTCTTTTTTACTATAATCGGGATCTGGGATATTGTCGGTGCACCGGCATGACAGGGAATGGCACGCTTGATACTAAAACAATTCCGGATATCTTTATATCCATCCGGTTGAAACCAGATACAATCCAATTCTACCGCTTTTGAATCGATTTCCCCCAATTCAAAATCCACTTCATCACTGACATTATACGTATCCGGTCGACCGCAGATATTCCCGCCCATCATGATATTTGCTTCAAAATGATTAACATGACATAGTTTCGTATCGGTTACATTCAAGATCTGGAAATTATCATCTTCCTCAATCTCATCTGAATCCCGGTCATCGTTCTTATCATATCCCCCGTTTATGAATACAAATTTCCGTAAATCCCCATCGCATAATATCCCCGTGGAATACAATTGATTCACCGCTCCGGTGATTTTCTTATATTTCTCTGTCCAAGCCAGGAATGTTTCCGGTAAAGATTCATTTTGCGCCAGCCAATTTGACCAATCCAACGGTTCATAATCCTCATCCCATCGGCTATCCTCCCCGCTGCGCGCCATCCCATGATCAATCTCGCTTAACAATAATCGTTTCGATACCGTTGACCCATCCGATCGTTTCTTGAAATCATAACTTTTTAATGCCGGATCCTTATGCGGTTTGATTATTTTAGCCTGTACCTTTTGGGTATATTGATAATCCTGCCGGCGGGGGAACCGAATAAATTCCGCTTCATAAGGAATATGTTTATAATATTCTATAAACCCGCACGCTTCCCCAGCCGGAGGGAGCATAGACTCCGGTATACCACACGCATCATCGGCTAATATCGGCCTTTGCGTTTCATGACCATCTCCACCTTTACTACTATTCCCCATCTATCTTCCTTTCTTTTCTACTCTTCATCTTTCTTTTCCCTCTCCCTCTGGGAGAGGGCCAGGGTGAGGGAACTAGAAACTAGAAACTTTAAACTAGAAACTTATTATTACACCCATCTCTCTACCCCATTCCACAAACTATTCCCACTAAACCCATTTAATGGCTTTATACACCATGATAATAAAGATAACCGTCTCATACCCACAATCATCCCACTCCCCGTTGGTTTGTCATTCTCATCATAAAAATGCCTATTCCTATAAGACATCGCACCCAAGGCCTGATAAATAATTCCCGGCTTTACATTCCCATCCATCCCGGCAAATACCGCAATATCCCCACCAACCACCCAATCCCCGCCATTAATCAATTGCCAGGTATTATCGATATACATCAAAGCATCCTCCCTAAACTGGCATATCGCCCCATTATGCGGATGGCCATAATCGATCGGATCCCCAGATTCATCAAACTCTACCTCTAATTCCCCTTCTACAATATCTGCGCCATAGGTCCGTCTCCAGCCATAATTCCGGCAATTTAATATCCCGGTATTAAAATAATAGGGTAAATATTGGCTACTTCCCATAGTCTCAATCAATCCCCATTTCCCCAAACAGGCCATCGCCGACGGTCCCGTAACTTCCGTTAAGAAATAATCCAATATAGTCGCTGTTGAATTTCCTTTATCATTATAGATAATAGCCGTTTGCTGATGTCCTTCCCGGGTTGTCACCCGATGGACTAACTCATGGAATATGGTCGAACGATAGATCGCCGGTCGGGACCAATAGGTATGACAGGTTGTATTTGTACAGACGTCTGTACTCCCGCCTTGGTATTTATCTGCTATACTCGGTCTTCGCCGGATACAAATTATTCCATTGCAATGATCCGTATAATCAAACCAACATTTCCGCATATCCACCACCACCCCGGATCCTTTCGGATGACGATGCATGATAGAATTATCTTCCGTGATCGGTTCAACGCAGGGAATCGGATGAATATTCTCATCCCCGCCTTCATTATCATTCTGATTATACATCAATAAATTCTCATCAAAATACCCCCTCCGGACATGACAACTCATAATATCTCCCTCCGAATCCACCGACATAATCTGGATATATTCCTTCCCGACTCTGGCAATATCCCCTTCCCGCAAATTACCTTCCCCATTGAACTCCCAAATTTCTATCGTTCCCCGATTCGGTATACTGATTACATCAGTTTCCAGATAATTCCCATACACCATTCGTCTTTGATTATCTGTTACCCAACTCCATACCGGTGAATCTTTTAACCGCACCACTACAAACGAATCCCCGCCATAACTCCCAAACGGCGCATTAATTAAATCATTCTGACAGACATTCTTTAATTTAATTTTAGTATAAACCCCATCATCCGGTAATATCTTATCCACCAGGAATTGTCTCCCGCCATGATACATTAAACTTTTCCCCACATTATTGGCATAGACCGGATTGGATAAATATCCCTGGGTGAATACAATCACATCCCCTTCCTGGATACTGCATGATATATCCACGGATATTCGATAGGATTGAGGTCCGGGATTCTCTCCCCCAATAGTTGTTACTTGCAGATTCTGATAATCCGGACATTGGGTATTAGCACAGGGAATCCCTTTGGTTGCATCCGTATGTTCCTGGGACCGTAATCCATAATATTCCGCCCATGGACTGATCTTTTTACGTTTGAAATTCCCGCATCCCGTCCAATGTTCCGTATAGATATGCCCATTATTCTTGCCGCATTCCAAAGGATAAACCGGTACTTCATTTTCATCCGTATCCACCCAATCAATATTATAGATACACCGCGGTTGAGCATCCGGATATTCAATGGAATAATAACTTTTCCCAAATTTCAAATTCCGTAAATCTACATTCGTGGTTAAGATATCCCCCTCGTCCTGTTTCTCTATCTCAAGAATATTGATCTCCCCGGAGGTTACATAAATTACATCTTCCAAATTAATAAAATTCGGTTCATAAGAACTAAATCCATGAATGGGAATTGAATAGGCATCATAGGGTATAGCCGGCGGATCCGGATAAATCACATGCGTCCAATAATTTGGAAACCATTCGACCGGGAAATATCCAAAACAGATCTGAAATATACTGGACCAATAACTGCGTAATTCCTCAAGATAATATTTAATCCCGCCAACCGAGGAGATGATCGCTAATCCCAAATTATCCCGTCTCTTACAAACCCGTTGACCGGCGAATAGATGACCCGCTGGAAAGATACAATTACACCGCTGGCGCGCCGCATCCCAATTAATTAAATTCTCAGTCGGTAACTCCGTCGGGATTAATAAATCTCCAATCGCCATCTTTTACTCTTTCCCTCTTCATTGGTCATCTTTCTTTTCCCTCTCCCTCTGGGAGAGGGCCAGGGTGAGGGTTCTTTTACGGTATCCTATTCCCATCTTTCTTATATTTCATCAAGTATTTCAATGGCTTTGATATGACCATTCGCAACATACTGATCAAATTTATCTTTCTGTCAGGAGTCAAATTATCAACTATTTCTTTTGGAATTTCTTCTCCCAACGGATATTGGATCCCATTAATTTTTAATGAATTATTCCCGCTTTTATACATTTTCATTTCATTCACTTCCTTTCAACTTTAAATCTTAAGCTTTCTGCAGCGTCGGGAATGATACGTCTTATCTCTTTCCCGACACCCAAACTAGAAACTAGAAACTTTAAACTAGAAACTTCTTCTTTAGCTGATAGCCAATAGCTCTTTCAACTAGAAACTAGAAACTTTAAACTAGAAACTTGTTTTTAAGTTACAAACTCCGACGGCCCGATACTCAATCGTTGATATTGAATAGTCGGTGTTCCAACAAACGCATGTTTCCCGGTTCCCAACCGATCCGATTCAAAGAACGTAATCAATACCCCCTGTTTCTTAACATCATTATTATTACGGGCTATACTACCAACCCCCTCATCATCTTCCACTCTCCGTCCTTCATTATCCCGCTGAAACTCTATAAACCGCTGACCATGAATTTTTAATTGATCCTCTTCCACAGTCTCGATACTGACATACGTATCATTCCCGTCAAAGACTTCAATCGGTGGTTGTAATGGCGCCATATTTTTTATCTATTATTCAATTTGTCATTCCAGCGAAAGCTGGAATCCATCTTTCCAACTAGAAACTTTAAACTAGAAACTCTAAACTATTTCTATGCAATATCCCTGAATATGAACTCCCGTTACTCCGCTCAATGCCGATCCGTCTTTACATAATATTCGTAAATACGGATGACTCTTGGATATCCGCAATAAATAATTCCCCGCTGCGGCGCTTTGTAAAAAATAATTCCCGCTATTTTTCGTGATCAAATCCGTCAATTCATAATACGATTCAATCGCATTCGCTCCATTCACCGCCTCAAATCGTAACTGCAATATATCGTCCGTGGCCTGTCGATCCAGATTAATTTCAAACATGGTAATATCCAAAAACTGATCGGCGGTTTGCGTCGCATATTGCAAAGGTTCTGCATTCAACAATTTATCCAATCCTGTATATCGCTTCCCCAAAACCTCTCCCGGCGATGGGGATCCGACAAAATCAACTTTTAATTTCTGTTCCAGGTATATTAATTTCAAATCATCGATTAACCGGACAGTCCCTTTACCCTTATAACTGATCGAAATCGCATCGTCCGCGGCAAACGCATAAATAAATATCCGGTTATTATTCCAATCTACCCGAAATTCTCCACCGGCGATGGGTTGATGATTGACAATCGAATATACATAACTCCCGGGATGACCCACACTGGTTATACCCAGAGTATTCGGGCTGATATTACTGGGAGATTCACGCAATCGCAACGTATTCAACCCCGAATTCCCAACCAGGGTATATTCCGTCTCTGTAATCGGATTAACTACCGTCCGTTTATCTTGTCCATTTATGATAACTGATCGGGGATACATTATTTTTTCTTATTTCTTTCTGCATCGGGACGATTCTCTATCGCCGATACCGTTATCAATAAATCCGGATTATGATAGGACAACAATCGATTATTCAATTCATTCAAATAAAACTTAATCCGTTCTTTAATCCGGTCAAATTTTGTTTTCCCGTCGGTTTCTATTTTCTTTAATATCTCCAGATACCAGGAAGGGGGTTCATTTTGATTTTCCCGGACCCACCGCGGTAACTTCTCTTTTATTCTTGATTCATTATATCGATCCACCTGAGTCTGGTTCGGCCATAAAAAATTTATCCAATGCTGTAATCGTACCCGCAATTCCAACATCCCCAAATCCACTTTCACTTTCTTGGATTGCATTTCCAGGTACCATATCCATAACCAATCTTGAGCGGATGCTCTTTTGGCTGCCGGTTCCTCTCCCAAATGCGCTTGCTTCCGGTTCTCATCCCATAATATGGCCAAATCTTTAACATTTCCTTTCAGATAATCCTTTTGCTTTTCCGATTTCTCATATCGTTCCTCGGTTTCTTTCTTGCTTAAATATCTCACATCGTTTGGAAATCGGTTAAATATCCGATCCTCCTCTTCCAAATTTATGGATTCTTCTTTTACATCCGCTAAGACTGCTTCCGGCAGATCCTGGTTAAATATCGGATATAAAAATTTCCGTACATCGTCAACCACTTTATCCGCGCCATTCTTTTTTAAATAATCTGTATCGCTTAAACTTTTATAAATTGCCGATAATAATATTCGTTCTTTCGGTTCTACCATCCCATATTTCTCAAATCTTTGAACCAGGATCGCCTGTTGTTCGGGTGATAAGGCTTGAATATTTTCACCATAAATCATCATGAATATTTCTTTGATATAATTAATCTGGATTTGTCTGATTCCGGGTAATTCCATATCGCCATGATTCATCGCCATGACGGCTTCAAAAAATGTCATGGCCTTTTTCATCTCAACATCTATTTCAACCATAATCGTTCTCCTAATTAGTTAAATATTTCCCAATCAATATCCCGTCAAACCGGCCGATCGCATTATTCTTGGGCGAAATAGGTCGTAAACTGCTGATTAAACTCTGCATATCCAGTATATAATTCGTCTGGGGATAAAAAAATTGTGAAATAAATTTCGTTATTTGGGACGAGTTTTCATTCGCACACCGTGCCCATCGTACCTGATATCGGATCTCTTGATAGGTTCCTAAATTTTGCGGGTCTTGATTCCCATCGGCTAATGGGCGTCGGGATATTTTAATTTGTTGAACTGCGGCAACCGGTAAATAATAGGGTATCTGTCCGGTGATATCCGGTAATCCATTCGATAACTTAATCCCGATATAATGTAAATGACAATAAGATAAGTCGGGATGTTCTTGGACTAATCCCGATAACAATTGGGGAGAACATACATAATCCGTCCCGGGTGAAAACTCTTCTGCTAACGCATCGCTGATCTCTGATTCAGAAGGGGTCGTTCCTAGCGCATACCATAAAAATAAGGATTTATGCCATCGGTAGGCGGATTGTATATATTTTTGCGTTCCATCGGTATATTCATCTTTTTCCGGCCTCTCAATACGGGGACATGCCCAATACGCCCGGTCTCTCGTTACCAAACTTCCCATGCCATTTTTCCTTATGCATTATCATCATCGCTGCGAAACTCATCCATGGTTAATTGTTCTTGCCAATAATCGTTAAATACCGCAATCCGTACCAGGGTATATCCGGTTAAAGCGGAGGAAAATGCCTGGGCTATGAAATTATCCCATAAGGCCGATGGGGTGATTAAATGATCTGTAAATGGATCGCTTCCCGGGATCCAATATTTAAATGTTAATCCCCAGGTCGCAAAATTTCGTAAATCGGATTGTTTCATATAATCCCAGGTCGCACCTGCTGGAATGGTTATACAAACATTATTCGGGGGAGTTCCGCCTTGAATCAACGGGTTTATAACGATATCCGCCGGGATCCCTTCACCGGCATTTTTCTTGACACTGAAATCATATCCCGCGACATTATTCGGAATCGTTCCTTCTCCCATAACTTCCACCACGCAAATCACCCGGTGATATATCAATTCTGAATATTTCAATAAATTTTTATCGTCTCCCGGCTGATGGGCAACTCCGACATTATCCACCGCTTGTCGGGTGGCTTTTTGGATATCTTCCATTTTTGTTTCCCGGGCTAATTTTAAATCCCGGCCAAACGGATTCGTATCCGATCCTTCCAATCCTTTCGCGCCTACGCCCGTAAACTTTTCCGGTTTGATCATTCCGGTATAGGACATGGCGGGGATCAGTTTAAATTCCCGGGTAATAGCGCCATCCTGTTGAGTGATAAACATGACATTACTGTTTTCAGAATAGGTTTCCAATAATGGATCGACCGTCGATCCAAATGCGCTTACATCATTTCCCATAATCTCATTCCTTTCTTCTCTAATTTTTTAATATTTAAATTCTGTCTTGGCATCTGATGGAATCTCATACATTAATTCATGCGATATAATTCCATATAAATTCCGTTCTTTTTTAATGGCTTCATCCCGGGTCCGGCTCGCCATCACCGCCATAATAGTACATTCCCTCCCGGTATCCTGGGTTTCATCATCTCCAATAGGTTCCAATTCCGTGCCATAATCATAGATTTTTTGAGCGGACCAGCTTAATGCCGTCATCACACTGATCATATCGTCCCGCACCAGAGCAACCCCATGTCCCCGCGGATCCGGCGGTTTGGTATCCATTCGGCCTTCACAGCGTATCCGTAATATATTCCGGCCATTCCGGGTAATTTGATTCTGGATCCATTCAAATCGCACCCAGACATCAAATAACCATTTCCCTTCATTGGCAATTTCTTCGGATTGCGGATCGAACCCTTCTTCATCCCAGCATAAATTGGAATAATCTTTCTCCAGCCATACCGGAAATGGATCCAATTGTGCTAATGCTTGTTGAATGGCATTCTGGATCGATAATTCTAAATTCCTGGGTCTGGCTGCCGCTGTTAATAATTGCATTCTTTCTCTTTCTTTTTGCTGATAGCTGATTGCTCTTTTATTACGGCGATGAAATATACGCCTGACTAGTCCCCAGTATATTGGACCGGTTAACATCATGTATTCCTACCGCATCTTTACTCACGATATAGACATAATAACCGGTGGTGCTCAATGGAGTGGTTATCAATAATCCTGTGCTGATACTTGCGGTATTAATACTCCAGGTCGCATTGCGATAAGCCGGGATGGTATTCTCAAAATTCCCGCTGATGGCTGTCTGGCTGACATACAGATCATAATAGGTGGCTACGGTACTGGCAGAGGCGGTCCATCCAACTCGTAATTTCCCTCCCGTGCTGGTGGTTGTGGATACACTCAAGGTCACCGGCGGTAAAGGTCTTTCAAATTTCGCTTTTAATCCCAATTCGCCATTCTGATTTGTTGATGCTCCTTTGGGATTTAATTGTTGCACAATCGCGCCTATCGGATAATCCACCGTGATAGGAAGGATTAATTGAATGGTTGTTGTATCGCTTAATGAACTGACTATTCCATAACAAACTCCCGTATTATTGGTCAATTGATTGTAAGTGGAAGCGATCGCGATGGGTTGATTATTGAGAAATCCTGTCCCATTATCTACATAAATAGTAACCGCAGTATTCGCTCCAACCACCGCTTGATTCAAATAACTCTCGACTACATTCGGTTGGGGTGAACTGTCTTTCCCATCCAATAATTGCCGAATAACCGCATCCAATGGTATATCGGTTCGGGTGGTGGCGGCACTGTTATCCCAGGCTCGTAATAAATAGGTTTCACTGGCCTGGTCGGATGGATCCGTCCGCATCGAAATGATATCTATGGATACAGATTTGGTCCCTTTGATCCGGTTGCTGGGATTTACATATTCCTGTGTGATCGTTATGGAACCTAATACCCAACTCGTGATCAGGAATATTCCCGTTATAATAGCTAATACTTTTTTCATATCTCTCCTTTCAATTTTGTTACATCTGTACGATACATTGGCTGATTTCATGGATCGTATCCCATTGCAATGATGCGATACCCACATGAAACGTTTTCCCGCTTCCGATGGGATATTCAATTAAATCCTCTTTCTGTAATTGAATCCCTTTAACCATTACCAATTTCCCGCTGGTCATTATATTTACACCTAATCTTTTTTCATCCAATACGGCTGCTGCTTTTTGTACTTGCGGACCATACCAGGACCCGATCCGGTTCTGATTTAAATTCTGGATAATGATTGGATATCTCTCTTCCGGAAACAATTCTGTCTCTTTGGGATATGACCCGCCATAAGCTGATCCGCCTGATTTTGAATATCGGATAACATGGCATTCTTCTGTACCAAAATCATCATACGATTCTTGGAATTGTTCCCCCAAATCAAATTCATTCCGGCCCATTAAATCCTCTCATTTGGCACTTAGCCATAATTTGCTAAAGTTTCACTCGATTGATAGGACTTATCGATATCCTTGGTTTGTTTGACTAAATCATTATCTGCATTATCGGTTGTACCGGTGGTATCCATAATTTGAGCTTCACCGGCGCCCATACCTTGCGCCTTTAAGAACTCATGTTTATAATCCGCTACCAATTCCACTACCGTCTGGGAACTCTTGGATAATCGAATCGATATCCCCGATCCATCTGGATTCCGTTTCGATTTATCCACTATCGGTTGCCGTTGTCGCGCTACAATATCCGCAATTAATGTTTTATATCGTTCCGTTAAATCCGGCGTGAGGGTAGTATCATTATCTACTCCGCTTATGATGCTGGATGAAAGTTGTATTCCTTCCGGAAATATGGCTTCCTTATCCACAATCGCTCGTGCCGTATAATAAGCAATTTGTTTATCATGATACCGTTGGGATTTGGTGATAATATCCCCATTGCTGTCATAATGGATATCGCCCAATGCTTCTCTCACCATCATATTTAAATCGCCTAATTTCATTTTTTAATATACCCGTATTGTCATTCCAGCGAAAGCTGGAATCCATTTTAAGTTTTATTTTTCGCAGCTTTTTCTTTCCTACAGATCCGCTTTACGACCATTTTCTGTCGCACTTCAATTTGTTTATCCGTCAAACTAGCCGGGCATAATATTCCCGTATGCAGTAATGGCGCCAGTTCCTGCTTATGAACCAACATCAATTTCCGTTGAATCATTTGCCGGCCCGGCTTCAATTCCAATGCATCAACCCCATCGCCGATTTTTTGATTTTCTTTTCCCAGCCAGGTCACTGTTATTTCATGCATATGATCCCTTCTTTCTTATCGGTAAACTGTTCCACCGGTTTCTAATCCCTCGGATTGGATGACCCAACATCCATTGAAAAATACCGGCGGGGATGTAAAAGGGATATGCACCGGGTCTGGATAGGCTCTGACCCAAAATCCATATCGAAAATTCTTAATCCCTATACCTCCTGTGCTGGATGTATCGAATAATGCGATATATTTTTGAGTCGTGGTGGTGCTGCTGCAAAATAAATCTCCCAATTGGCAGCGGACTGTACTTAATGCAAAGACACTGGATACCGAATATTGTACCAAATCAAAAGCCGGTAATAATCCTTGTCCTGGAAACATGTTCAAATCTACATGCGTGGTATCTACACTACAGGTAGTAGTGGAATATCCAAATAGTAAAGTCCCGGGTTGATTGGGTACCGGTACAGATCGGCCATTCTCAATTCCATAACACCAACTGCATAATATCACCAGGATCAGCATTGAAAAAAAAGGTATCCCTATTCCCCGGGAAGAGGGATACCGGTTATGAGTTTTTTCCATCATAGATTATTTACCGCCTACTTTATGGGTTTTTCCGGATACCGCCAAAAACGTGGTACTATCCATATAAATCACTAATTTTTTGGCAATCGGCAGAGGAGATCCGGTCAAGGGCATTGTTATTTTTGTCGGTTCTACCAAACTGATATCAAAGGCGGACGTTAATCCATGTCCGACCAGGAAATTCATCGGTGCTATTTGAATGGGTGCGCTCTTATTCCCGCTGGTTACGGCAGCCACGGTATTCCCATCCGCAATCTCGATATAATGGGAATTGGATGGATCGGTATTGGTGATCATTAACCATTCAATTGCGCAGGTTGTATTCACAGCGATAGTTGTAAAGGTCCCGAATGGGTTTATCGTAAATATCTGACCGGTATCTTTCAACATCGGCCTGCCATTCACGTTCACTACATTTTGATGGTTTTCAATATTCCCACCGATGATCTGGGCTAGGACGATACTACTGAATATAACCGCCAGGATTATAATCAGTAATATTTCCAAAATTCTAATCGCCTTCATTATTTCCCGCCTACTTTATGATATTTACCGGTAATGCATAATGTGGTGCTATCACAGTAAATTACCAGTTTATTCGATATTGGAATGGGAGATTCCATCAAGGGTATCAATACCGTATTAGGTTGAGTTCCGGCAGGTGGCACAACATAAGGTGCGCTCTTATTCCCGCTCGTTACGGCAGCTACAGTTTTCCCATCCGCAATCTCAAAATAATGAGCATTACTGGAATCTAAATTGGTTACCCATATCCAATCAATGGCACAGGTGGTATTTACGGCAACGGTTGTCGCTTTACTGACTTGTAATATCGAGAATAATTGACCGGTGTCTTTCAACATCGGATTTCCGTTCACATTCACCACTCGTTGAACATTCTGATAATTACCCCCGACAACCTGCGCCTGGACATAACCACCAAGCATAGCAATACATGCTATACCTATTAAAATTGGAAAGATTCTAAATCTTTTTTTCATTCCTTCTCCTTTCTTTATTTGATTTTTTTAACTTAAACCCTGAACCCTGCACGTTTTTATTTTATTTTTCTGGTTTGTTGGGTGCGATTGCCTGTCGGCGCCGTTCTTCCAATTTGGCAATTTCTTCCTGGTATACCTTATCCGCTTTCTTTCGAGCTGCCACGATTTCCGCTAATTCTTTGGCTTTGGCTTTTACCGCATCCCGTCTTTCCAGGATTTGTTTATTGGATATTTCATCCATAACTAATTCACCGGAATTCAATAAAGCGGATAATTGTTCCTGGTGAAACTTAAATTTCATCGAATCGATATCCTGCACACCCGGTTTTAATATAAACCGGTGGGGATCATTTTTCCCGCGTTCAATCGGTATGGCTTTCTCGCCAATATACGTTACTCGATGTATTGCCATAACTCACCTTCTTCTTTTGTAAATTTCCACCGCTCTTTCCCCTCCTTTTTTAAGGAGGGGATCAAGGGGTGGTTTTCTTAATAATCCGTCGAACGTTTTTGCAATTGATATAATGCCATCGCATACGGATTTGCGATAAATTGCACGACTCGGGAGCCTGCCCAGGCGGATGCATTTTCAAACCAGCGTAACCCCTGGCCGAATCCGCTCACTTCTAAATACGAAGTTCGTCCGCCTTCACTGACATAACACCAGAACCCCACTCGGTCTGGAGGACCTAATACTAAATGGTTCTCCGGGGTGGTATCGCTTACCGCTACAGTTCGGCGTAATCGATTCTTCATGATGGGCATTCCGCTATTGGATTTACTATCGGCATCGCCCAATAATTTCCCGGATATTAAATCCTGGAAATAGGCTTCCGCTGATGCTTCCGACCAATATTTCTTGCCCAGGTTTTGCAAGTCGGTAATGAATCGGTCTTCCACCAGCCATTTATCCACTGGTGAAGAATAGATCGGGATTTGTTCTTTATAATCCAGTAACCGGGCTGTCTGGAATACTTTTTGTAAATTAATCCCGCCGCCATCGCCGCCGGTGGTATCCACTACAATGTGATTGGGAATGCTTCCTAGGAATTTTTCGATGTTATCATTCTTCGCAACACCGTTCGGAACCGCGGCTATGGCTCCATCCAGGAATGTCCCATCTATCGTCATACCGAATGAATCCTGCAATTTCTGCCGGACATTAAATGCTTCCATTCCCAGCCACTTAAACCATTCCGCGCGTCGTAACGGAATTTGTTTCGTGACGGTAGGGGCTGGAATCGTGATATCTACTTTATTAATGTCCACACTGCGGCAATCGATCCCGCCATCCGTCGAGATTTGCATCCCTACGTCGGTTACCATGTCCTGATCATATTCCAAAGGTTCCCGGGCCCGCAATTGTTCGATATCCACATCCGCCGCTTTCGCCAAACATTGCTGCATCATGGGTCGATAAGCGGGTAAAAACGGAATGGTTCCGGCAATCAATCGTGCTTTCACTTCCCCGTCATCCCGGATTTGTTGAATGGTCTTTCCTAAATCAAATCGTAACGGGTCAAATCCAATCGCTGCCTTGATATACCGCGGATCTTCTTCCGCAAAACTTCGCGCTACTAATTGATTTAATTTGGCCAATAGTTCTGTGCCTTTTTGTCCGACATCATTCTTTACCAGATTCAAATCAATTTGGGTTTTGCGTTTATAAACATCCACTTGTTCCCGGATAAACGGCTCACTGGTAGCCCGAATTTCCGTTGAATCTTGTTTTCCTTTTTTCATATCTGTTTTCAACCTCCTTTTAAGTTGAAATATAATTCTTTTCTAATTATGCTGCGTCGGGAATGAATCCTTTTCTTTCCCGACGCCACTTTTATCGTATAATCTCGATAAAGTATTTTGTCCCCTGGATATCGTAACAATACATATTCGCCCCTTGTAACGGACTGGAAGATAAATCGTTTCCAAGAATCGCGTCATCCAGGAAAGCTACGTAATTGTCTACGGTAGGAATCTTGGTCCCATCCACCGTATCCGTCTTGAATCGCAATCCGGGAATGATCGGAATCGGACATACAATCCCTCCCTCTTGCGTATAATCCGCCCAGGGGGGAATGATACCCACCACCAATTTTGCGGATACATCCCGGGTTAATCCTTCCAAAGGAACTCCCGCTATGGATATGGGGATAATTCGTTTGCCGTTGGATGCACCTACACTGTCCTGGCCTACATAACAGAACTTGCCTGGATAGTTCACATATTTCACACCGGCTGAACTTTCACCCAATAGATAACCGTTCAATTGCATCGAAAACGGGACGATATCCCGGTTTAAAATCTCGATATTGACTTTGCCCATCTGTTTTCCTTTCTGCTTTGGGTTTGAATACTATGCATCATAATGATCATTCTTCTTTCCCAAGCTAATTTTTAGATTTATGTTTTTGTACATACGTTTGTACAAACCGTTCCTTTATAATGAAAATCCGGCGTAAGGATCACTGCCGAGTTTTAAACCTTTTCCGTCGCCGCCGGTCCCTGCGCCAATCGCCGCGACTTCACCTTCGCCTTCTTTATCTTTGGCAGCTTTGGCTTCTGCTTCTTTCTTGGCGGCTTCCTCGGCTTCGGCATCCGCCGGTTTGGTTTCCATGGCTTGAATTTCCCGCCGCGCTTTCAATTCTTTATCGAAATCGTCTTTCGATAATTCTTTACAGCGCACAATCCAACCCGCTCGTTCCATATCCGAACTGAACGGTTTGATTTCTGATAACATAGCGGCGCGTAATTCCGCGACTTCCTGGGTCACTTCCAATTTCTCGGGAGTAATGGGTGCGATTTTATCCACTCGCGCTGCCAACTCACCCACTTGGGTGACGAGAGGATCCAATAATGGTTTCATAATCGCTAATATTTCTTCTGGTTTCATCTCATCATCACCTCCCTTATGCTTTTTATTTTTGAGTGATTGAACTTCATTTTCATCCGTATCCGCAGGAATCGGAATCGGTTCTCCCACATCCGTATACTGCATTTCACATTCCACATAAGTGGTTAATATCACATTATTATCCGCATCCAACGTGAACGGGAATCGGTAATTCTTATTTTCTTTCATCACCACCACACTCATCCCGTCATCCGCAAAGATAACCGGTCCTAGATAATATTCCCAATACATACCGGAATCTTTATCTGGTTTCTCAAACCCCGGTACCTCTTGGATTTCTTCCATTAATGACCGCCGTAACTGATCATCCGTCAATTGCAACTTCGCCTGGATTTCATGGTCTTTCTTTCCCGCCCCTTTGATGATTTTAATTTCTTTTTTCATACCCAATTCCTTTTCCCTTTCTTCGATTTTTTGTAAGATCGTATCCTTGGATACGCCTAATTTGGATAATGTATTTTGTACATCCTTATGTCCTAAATATGATTTCGCATCATGCACATGGGTTTCATCGGGTAACGGAAACATTCGGATCTTCCGTTCTTTGCCCGTCTTTTTATTCTTGACATTAATCACCAGGGCAAACAAACTATCCGGTATGGCATTCCGTTCTTTGGCGGTTAATACTTTGGCCATTAATTCCGAATCGGGTCCCGAAACACATTCTGCATTCAATATTTCATATTTCTCTTCCGTTATCGGATCCCCTAATTCCGCCCGCAATTCCCCGTCCATATAACTTAATTCATAGGGATAATCCAGAATTTTGATTCCTTCTTTACAGCCGCAGCAGAATATAATTTCCTTGGTGGTCATTCCCAAAATTTCCATCCCGTATCCTTCAATCCCTGCCTCTTTCATCGCTTTCGCTAATATCTCCGGTGCCCGCTCCACCAGCTCCATCATATCTATCGGGATAATAATTCCATTCGCAGACCGGGCTAAAATCTCCGCGGTACCTAAAGTCATCATTTCCGCGGGCGATACAATAGACCCGTTCACCATGGCGCCGCCGCTTAATAAATATTTATTCATATATAATGTTTTTGTAGCGTTTACTTCATAATCGGTGGGAAATGTCTCGACCGATCCGCCTAGAGAACTATTCTGTAAATCATATTGGCACGCCACAATTTCATCGTCTGAAAAATTTTTCTTCCAAATCGTTCCATAAGCATCCAATCCCCTTTTCCCGCCGTCTAAATCTACAATCTTGGATGGTTTCCCGACGATATTCCAACATCCCACATTCTTCCCGTGATTTAAACTGATATTCGTTTCCGGGAATCGTTCCAAGGCTTTCTCGGCATAGGCTCCGCTGATTTCACAATCCACCGCTTTATATTTATCCAAACCAAACGGTTGGATTTTCTGATCGAAGACCGCCAATAATAAATGGATATGCTGATATTTATTCCCATCCCCGAATAATTCCTGGATTTTATCACCGTTCTCATTCACAAAATCAAACTGCCGGGCTTGTATTTCTATCGCTCCAAGAGCATTATTATCGCTTTTTCTTTTCATGGTATGTTATCGTAAAACAGTTTTATAAAATAAATCTACGTTGAATTAAAAATTGTCATTCTGAGCGCAGAGAAGAATCCCTATTCCATTCACTAGACTCCTATCTTTTAAAATACTTTATTATAATTATATTATTCCCATCCACTTCCACTCGTATCAATTCATATTCCTTCTGTGTAGGTATAATTTCCCCTGGCCATAATTCCCATTCCCTAATCTTTACTTCTTTCCTATTCGGATTTATAAATGTTATCACCGTGGTATCCTGTAAACATCGCATATCTACATTCACCGTCGATTGATTATAAAAACATACTGTGCTTACATCATAATTCTGGGTCGTACATACTGTATGCTGGATATGCTCATTTACATAATCATCCACCGTTTCTATACTAAAACTGCTTACATTCGCCAATCCAAATCCCAACACCGGTAATATAAACAAAATTATAATTAACAATTTTTTCATATTCTCTTCAACCTTTTTTCCCTGTAACTTTAAACTTTAAACTTTAAACTAGAAACTAGAAACTTATTTTTTATTCACCCCTTGTGTAAAAGTCTGAATCGGTAACATAATATCCGCTAATCCGCTTTCATTCTCTATTTTCCTCATAGAAGTTACCGCATCCGGATCCATCCCAATCGACCGTGCCATCGAACCATAATCCGAATATCCCGCTTTGAATAAACTTTCTCTCGTTCGGGTGGTCGCTTGAGTTTCAAATATCGTCTTTGGACATAACCACAGATTAGGTACTTCCCCATTCGCTAATTTCATTAAAACCGGATTCTGTCCCAAGATCTCATTCTCAAATATACAATGTTCCCATAATTCCTTTTCCCATAACCCCAGCCATTCCATCGCCGCTAAAAATACTTTCGGATTTAATACCGATTTCATTCGTCCGGTATCGTCCACATCTATGGAAGGCATATCCATCGCATCCAATAGCATCCGGTAAAATGGTGCATATTTACCCTGGTTAATCAAAGCGGCTAGATCCGGCTGGATCATTTCTGCTTTCGTCCCGGGTAATCCCACATACGCCATGGTATTGGATAATCTCTGTTTAAATTTAGCGGATGTTTCCGTCATCCAATCTTGGATATCCATTTTATCGAATCCCAATTCTTTCAATTCTTTCCCGTCTAAGGTGATTAAAAAGAAATAATCCACCGTCCCGCGCGATAAAGCATAATCCATATTTTTCATCATTCGGATAATCAACGCAATCGCAAATACATCTTTCCGGATTAAAAACGGAACCGGCATCAATTGCCCTTGCCGACAAAACATTTTCCGTACCAGGTATCGTACATTTTTATCATTAACCAATTTCATACCATTGGCATATTCCTGTTTATATTTCCATCCTACCTGGCCAAAAGATATACTTTGCTCATAATTCATAAAAAATTTATCCATTAATAATTCCCCGGTTTTAAGATCATAGGGTTCAATCATCATTGGATCGATAAAACTGATCGTGGTCGGTAAATTATATAGGCCATAAGGGGTTTTTACTTCATCCCGGGTATATCGCATCACGACTAATCCTTCATAAATCTGCCGGTGGAGTTGATACCGGACTCCGTTAAATCCGGAATCGATATCGATTACCGGCCCGTCCAATTGCCCGTTCTTAAAAAACCGCTCGTCATTAATATTCCGGGTCCACCAATCGAATACCTTTTTTAATTTCATGGCATCTTCCCATTCAGTAGGTTTCATCACCGATTGCGATTGAGCCATTAATTCCTTTTCCACTTTTTGTATCTGTTCCCCGGTATAATCTTTATTAAATATTTCTTTCAAACAATGCAATGCATTTAATTGTGCCTGGATCCCCATCCCCGGCCCCATCACCATTTTCGGTATGATCATGCACCCATATCCCACTGCGGCATGTACTTTGAAATCCATATAGGTGGTGATCGTCGATAAGACTTCATCATCCCGTCGGGTAATCGGTTCCCCATACATCACCCGTGAGGTCATTAATTGTTCATAGAAATTAGTCGGTTGCGCTAAATTCACGCTTCCTGATGGGTTCACGGTCCGGTTCCGGTAAGGGTTCCACCATCCGTTCGGATCCGTCCAGGAGGCTTGCAATTCCTCATTGATTTCTTTGATCCGGTAATAAGAGGCTTGCAGGGTGGGTTTTCCGGATAAATGATCTTCCCGTCCCAGGGTAATCCAATTCTTTTCCCGGGTCGCTTTTAATTCCTCATTGATCTTTATAGGTAATTTGGATTTAAATATAGATTTTACTTTTCTTAAACCGCTATCAAACTGTAAATTGAATTTCATAATCGCCTTCGACCTTACCCCGCTTTCTTAAAATAAATCTACGTTGAATTAACTTTTTGCTTTCCTATCCGCCCTATAAGTCCTATCAGACCTATTGCTCTGAACCTTAAACTTTAAACTAGAAACTAGAAACTAATTTTTAAACCCATCCCATTTGTCTGATCATTCCCTGTTTCTCTTCTTTCGTATAATTGTTATAAGTCGTATCCTCATCCGGGGGATCGAAAAATTCCCCGCATATATGAGCTATCGGATCGATATAATCCTTGAACGGGGTAATGATTTTTAATTGTCCACCCGCCGTCATAATAGATTTCACCGTGAACATCGCGGAATGGATATCGATTAACCGGTTATTCTTTTCATCCGTGATCTCAAAATATGGACAATGAAACTTCCCGGCATCGATCAATGCCCGTAACGTTTTATAAAATCGTACTTGCTGGGCATTTTGAAAATGATGTAATTCCACGGTTACTTTCGTGACTTGCTCCAATTTCTGCGCCAATGGTGGGGTATCGAATTTATCAAATACATATTTCCGTATATTTCTGCGCTCCGCCAATAGTTCCAAATTATCCAATAACCCCGTCCGGTCTGAATCCGGTAACTTCATTCCTTCCACCCGTTCCGGTCCCGCGTAATCTACTGCAATCTGTTTCTTCACATCCGGTACCAGGGGAACGATTAAATCAATCACCATATTCCCGTCCCCATCTACATGACCCATGACCTCTACGGTCGCACAGCGCATCTCTGAAGTATCCGCGGCGCAGATATAACTAAACGTCTTTTCAGATTTTAAATCCAATAACCGCGCTCCGATATATTTTTTTATTTTCCCGGTCTTTGTATCGTGATGTTCCCTCAAAGCCGGTTCCCATCGGCAGATAAAATTCAAATCCTTTTCAAATCCCGCGTAAATCCGGTCTGTAAATTTAAAAAAACTCTCCTCCCCGCGTAACGGTAATCGTTTTAATAAATAGGCTAAATTATTGTTATACCGTTCTTCATCCGAGATATTGGGATCTTCACATTTCATGGCAATCGAGGCATAAGATTTTGTTGGGTTCATACAACAAGTGGGTCCTACGAAGGTATAAATCTCATCCTCTAATTCCGTTTCTACATTCCCAAATTCATCTGTGATTTTACCCCTTTGTCCTTCCTTAATCGCAAAACACATATAATCTGTGTTCTCTTCTTTCTTGGGATCCGGCGCGCTCATTAATATATTAATATTAAATTCTTCAAACCGGCCATCGCTATTCCGGCGCATTTCCTCATAACCCATTTTCGCAGTTTCAAAAGCTACTGAACTTACTTCATTGAATACATAACAATATCCCTCATTCGATTTCGCCGAATAATATTTGGCATTTAATAAACGGGTATATATATTTTTGGGATATCGCACTTCATTGGTTTTGATATCTCCCGTCCGATCTGTATAATCAAAACCCCGCTCCGCCAGCCATTTAACTAATTTTGGACACCCTCGTAAAAAATTCAAATAGGTGCTCCAAATATTATTATTGGCATTCTGTTCGGTAAAAGATACTAAATAAAATTCAATCTTGGATAAGGGATGTTTTTTTAAGATTTTTTGTGGGTTTCGACAACAGAGTAATTTATCCCGTAAATAATGCAAACAACCGGGAATAATAAAATCTTTCCCGCCGCCGGTGGCGATCAATAACCGGTTATCGTGCTTTTGTAGAAATCCTTTCCCTCGCCGGAATTCCCGCGGATTCTCCCCGCAAATATCTACAATTAACTTTTCTTGCAGTTTTTTTCGTTTATGCCCCTCACAATATCCATACGGATTAATTCCCAATATCTTGTCGAAATAATCCAAGGGATGCGGCATGATCTCGATAAAATCCGGGTCATTGGACTTCTCACCCAATCGGGTTTTGGTCGGGAGATTCTCCGAATTCAATCCCGCTCGACTCATGGTTTCACGGGAAACATAACTGGCGAAATCAAACCGGTTCCGGGGTGGCGGTGGTTTCAACATCGAACTTTTCCTTCGCGGCTTTCTCTAGATTCTCTTCAAATAATCCATAAAACTTTTCTTTTAATGTATCGTTCATCATTTTCAATTTAATTAAATCCTGCAAGGTATAATCGATGGCCAACCGAAAGATAACCTCATTCTGATGGGAGATCCGTTCCGTAATGATATGTTCCTGAATAGAAAGACTCTTGGTAATTTCTTCGCTGAATCCCGCTACGGTCGTGATATCTTTAATGATCCCGCGTAATGTTTGTAATAATTGTTTATACGGATCCAATTCTTTGGCGGTCGGGTTATCCATCATGATCCGGGCCATTAATTTTCTGGCCAATACCGGATTCACCATCATGTATAAAGCGGATACCGGACGTAACGGATTCTCTACGGCATACTGTAATAAATCGGATATCACACTTTGATACAATTCTTTTTTTAAATCCCATTGCTTATCGTCTATTCTCTCTTCCCAGCGTAACGCATTCTGAATCCCGGGTAATTGCCCGATATGTTTGGACCAGTCCCGGATCAGTCTCACTTCCGATACCTTGATCTCTTTTAAAATATCGTAACGGTATAAATCAAATAATTCTTTATTGATCTTTTCTTCACTCATTCTTTCACTCGTTGGGATAATATCTGCCGGACATATCGCGACATTGACCGGTATCCGTTTTCTCCCGCTTCAATTTTTAATTTGTCATAAACGATTTTAGATATCCGCAAAGTCAATGGCATTAATTGATTTTGTCCCCGTTCCTTCCTCTTTCCCTGGGTCAATACATAATTCTGGTACCAACCCCGTATCCCTTCCACATCATATTCATATTTCAAAGGACATCCCCGCACCGGTTTCAATAATTTTAATTCCCTGGGAATTAATCGGAATAAATGATTTGGGATCAATTTATTCTGAAAACAATTCTGCAATAAATAAAACTCCGTTCCTATCCGGCGGGCTAATTCCATTTTACTGATGGATTCCATATTATTTAATAAATAGTAATCGGGCTTACTTTATATTTCTACGTTGAATTAGATTCTCCTTCCGTCATTCCGGCGAAAGCCGGAATCCAGTTCTTTTCATAACCGCCCCCATATGTCCCATAAGACCTATTTTCTATCACCTAAATGGCTTTAAAAATTATTTACTTGACAAATGCCAAAATTATGCTATTATAGATTGCATGGTTGCAAAAAATAAAAACTTAATCATCGTCAACTTCCGCTGTCCTAATAAAGATTGGAATGATTTAAAAAATATGGCGGATAAAGATTTGCGCTCGGCGAATGATGAACTCATTTGGCTGATTCAACAAGAAATGAAACGTCGCGATAAAATTATTAAAAAGGATATTTAAACTTGACAGAAAGATTCTCTATCAATCACAATATTATTCCCCAATATGTGTTTATTAATGGGATGAATAACAACATGAAACATCCAAATATAGTTCGGCATACGTTATCCAATGGACATATTCGTTTCAATGAAAATTATATGGACCATCGCCACCAATGGACTGTCGACCCGCATCTGGTGAATGTTCAGGAATTTGAACGGGAATTATGGCGTAAACTCCGGTATCGCATTATGAAACATATTGTACCCGGAACTGTTTTGTTATCGGATTTTTCAGAACAATGGTTTTCGGAATATGTTCTCACCCATCTCTCCCGCTCTTCTCAAATTAATTACCGTTCCATTCTTAAAAATATTATTATCCCGGTCCTGGGTCATATAAAATTACAAGACTTGACACGTAAAGAAATCCATGATATGTTGACCGAACTGTTAATAAATAAAAAACAAAGTATGGCTCAGGTAATTAGAGTGAAGAGTATAATACACAACATCATGGAATACGGGATCTTCTCCGGAATCATCCAGGATAATCCGGCAACACATCTCACGTATACTTTCAAATCCTCCGGAATGAAAAAAAATCCCTGCGAAAAAACCTGGACTATTTCTCATATCGACACCCTTTTATCCCTGGCCAAACAACTCGATACGGATTTCCATGAATTCTTATTAACCTTATTGGGAACCGGTTGTCGGCCGATGGAAGCGGTTGGGATTAAACGATCCGATTGTAATTTCCAATACGATTATATTATGATCCAGCGGTCTATTTTCCTGGGAAAAGAATCTACTACCAAAAATAAACGCGTCCGGAAAATTTTTATCCCGCGAAATTTATCACTCTTACTACAATCCCGGATCTCTTCACCATCCGGATACCTCTTCTCGAAAAGCAAAGATAAACCTTTCTCTCAAAAATTCATCTATACCCGGATGCAAGAAATTATTATTGCGGGACAACTCCCGAACTTTGGATTAAAAGGTTTACGGTCCTATTATGCCTCCTTATTGGATCGGTCACATATCGATAAGGAATTCATTCAATCCCAATTAGGTCATGCCCAGCGGCAGACAACCGATATTTATCTCCGGTCGATAGAAGAAGAAACTCGGTGTCCCTATAATCTTGATACCATTTTTCCGCACAATATTACCGCAATTCCTCTTTTCAGTAATCCGGGTAAGAAGGTGGTATATCAATGATCCACCTCCAACTCATTCCGCCCCGTACACGAAATTTTCAATTTCCGTATTCCTTTTTTAAATATTTTCTGAAATTTAGTAAGTCCAATAATAACAATACTATTACCATATCCGGCGCGGAATTATTTTTTTCACGGCATAAAAAAAACACCCCACTTCCTACAACCTTACCGCAACATAAACCACCCCTACTCATCCATAATACCAGGAGGTGGGATCAGTGGCCACGGGAATTTCATTGGAAAGATTGGATTCCTGAATTCATATCTATCGTTATATTCGCCTTATTCTTTTATTTTTTATTAATTTTTGTTTCTTCGATGGGAGGTGATCCGTCAATATGAAACTGGAAATTTATGAAATCCAACCGGCTCCTATAACCTTGGATTTAAAAATTAATGATCAAGAACGCATTCAACACCAGGATAAAGAATCCTTGACTTTCCTTTGTGAATTTGAAGGGACCATCCGGGGCGCAATGAAACATGCACGTCGTATAGGCCGGACCGGATACTCGTATCGCATCATGTATTTCAAAGGCCAAGTGGCTGTTATCGATAAAATCCGTAAATCTGAATCGGATCGACAGGAATTATTGGCATTCAAAATCTAAACTTATGTTTTATCGTTGTCCAAAATGTTCAAAATTTATGCAATATATATCTGAAAAAAGGGATACTAATCAAATCATCTATACCTTTCGTTGTACCAGCGATTGGTGTGAAATTAATGAAGTTACATTTAATAAATTGGAAGTCTTTTTATTTCATATCGATGATAAGAAAAATTTTTTGAATAGGATTCCGGAAAGTAGCAAAGTATAAATGGCTGAGGGTCGATGGGTTGAAAAGGTTCTATCACAATCACAAAAATTATATATCGTAGCAAACCGGTTACAGCATACTAAAGTCAATCCGGATAAGTTCCAACCGTTGGGAGATTTAGCCTTATGCGTCTATCCCTATCTTTTAATTCATGCCGACGAACATGGATTCGTCGAACCGGCTACTCTCTTTGATATTCAGCGCAATTATCTCACCAATAATACCTGGAGATCCGAAAAAGAACTGGCAATCGTCCTAACCGCCTATGACCTGGTAGGTCTGATCCATTGGTATAATGCTACCCTCCTACATAAAAAATCTCAATCTATATGTATTTCTAAACCGGTTATACAATTGATTAATTATCGAGGGTATCATAAATATTTAAAACAACCTAAATGGAATCAATGGTCTGGTAAAATTGGAAAAATTAGTTCCAATTATCTCCAATTAGAGATAATTAGGGAAAATTTCGCAGATTATATCCAATTAGAAAAAATTAATCCAATTAGTCCTAATTTAGAAAATTCTAACGAATTGTCCCCAATTGGAAAAAATTTTAATAATTGTCCCCCTATAGATATAGTTATAGATATAGAAAAGAATAGCGATGAATTTCATTCACCGCCATCTTCTCTACCTTTAAAAACTAAAAAAGTCCCTTCAGAATTCATTTTAATACGTTCTAACTGGTCAAAAATCTGGAAAGAACTATATTCCGTCGAATACCATGAACCTTATATTAGCAATAAAATCATTGACCATAGTGTTCTAGGTAAATTAATCCGTTCCAATGTACCTGAAGATCTATATCGCAATAAGATTCATGCTATCTTCGACCAATGCAAACTCCCGAAAGGTGAAAAGAAACGTTGTAATTGGCATATTGATAACATTTCCAAACCTTCCATCGATGACCTAGGCAAATCCTGGAAAGACTTGGATACTTCCTATTTAGACGGTAAATCTGCATCCCGGGTCCCGCAACCCGCCATCTGGAAAAAAATTCTATCCTATCTCGAGGGACGTCTCCATTCAGAAATGTTGGATGAATTTTATCAACTGGAATTAATTGAATCGGATGGAGTTTTTATAATCTCCGGATTAGCAGATATAACCGTCCTGGTTCAAAAATATTCTCATGAATTCGATATCGCTTTCCGTAATTGTGTCAAAAACTATAAATCCTTTTCCATTCAATCCACACCCGTTAAACCAAAGGATAATCTAAATGTTTAGATATCTACAAAATCTTTTAAATTGGCTGCGATATGGTAAATATTATCGATTATTTGCACGGGATTCAATGTATTGGCTGATCCATAATCCCCATCCAAGTATATACAAAATTGAAGGTAGAAAAAAATGATTTATTCTGGTCGCGAAAAATCCCAATTCCATAACGGGAATTCTATAAAAAATAATAATTTTTTCTTTCTTCGTTTTTTATACAGTTTCATAATATATCTTTTAACCGGTCGTATGTATCATTGGAAAAATAATTAAATATGTCTGATCACACCAACATTGAATGGGCGGACGCCACCTGGTATATCACCGTGGGATGTTCCAAAGTCAATACCGGCTGCGCCCATTGTTACGCCATCCGGGACGCTCATCGCTTGGCGAGTAACCCCAATCCCAAAATCTCCGCGAAATATTCCGGGCTAACCGTGGCCACTGATCACGGTCCGGATTGGTCCGGTACTGTCCGCTTCCGGGAACAAGATCTATTTCTTCCGTTCCAATGGCGCCGTTCCCGCCGGATCTTCGTTATGACCGATCTTTTCCATGAATCCATCACGGATCAACAGATCGACAAAGCCTTCGTCATCATGGGTCTGGCGGACTGGCATCTCTTCATGGTCCTGACCAAACGGTACAAACGCCTGTACGAATATCTCTCTCGACCCGATCTATCCACTCATTGGTTGGATGCCATCGATGAAATTCTTTCTGGAAATTCTTTACCAGAAAATCTTCAAATTCCATTACAAATGAAATTCGATAATATCCTTGACCACACCAATCATTCCTTCTTCCCCAATATCATGCCCGGCTTCTCCTTTAGCAACCAATCCGAATTCGCTGATAACTTTCATTACCTGGCAGACTCCCCGGCAGCTTATCGCTTTATCTCTCTTGAACCCCTTCTTAGTCCTATTACCCTAAATTCTCTCTCTTGTCATTCTGAGCGTAGCGAAGAATCCCAATTCAATCCCCCCCAATTAAATAAACCTAATCTGGATCTAGTGATCGCTGGCGGTGAATCCGGTCCACACGCCCGTCCATCTCATCCAGATTGGTTCCGAATGATTCTGGATGATTGCATTCATTTCGATATCCCATTCTTTTTTAAACAATGGGGTGAATGGGTATATGAAATGGAGATTGATACTTCAAAAATAAATTTATTAGATGCCCATTTTAATTCTGAGATTCATCATTGGGATAGAGAATTCGATTCGCCCGCTTCTTTAAGAGTCGGGAAACAAAAAGCCGGTCGTCTTCTGGATAAAAAAGAATGGTCCCAATTTCCATCCATCCCCCTTCCTCCACCCGACGAAATTATTCTCCACTTTTTTAAAATTAAAAACCATAAACCCAAATCTGTCATTCTGAGCGCAGCGAAGAATCCCAATTCAATGAAAGGAAAATCATGAACGCCACCCTTATTAAATTATCTCATATTCAATCCTCCAAAAATAACCCGCGGAAATATTTTGATGTTGCCAAACTAAAAGAATTGGCGGATTCCATCAAATCCATCGGACTCGCACAACCTATCCTGGTTCGAGCCTTGGGTAAAGATCATAGTCCCACCGGTACCTTTGAATTGGAGGTCGGTGAACGTCGCCTCCGGGCCGCCAAACTCGTTAATCTCGATTCCCTCGAGTGTATCATCCGCGATATGTCCGATGACCAGGCGCTCGACCTGCAGCTGGCGGAAAATATTAAACGCCAGGATATTACCGAAATCGAAGAAGGCGATACCTATCGCATCCTGCAAGATCATAAAAAATTAACCGTGGACCAAATCGCCGAACGGGTCGGGAAATCCCGCGCCCATGTTTATGGCCGGATTAAATTAGCAACCCTCCCGGAAAAAATCAAAAAAGAATTATTCAAAGGTGCCCTATCCGCTTCCGTGGCTTTGCTGATCGCCCGGATCCCCGACCCCATCGCTCAAACCAAAGCCTGTAAAGAAATCCTCGAGGAGGGAGATTGGGAACCGAACACCGGCAATCATTTCCCCATGACCTATCGCGAAGCCAAAGAACATATCGAAGAAGATTATATGATCCGGTTGAAAGACTCTTCCTTTTCCCAAACTGATCCCAAGATTCTACCCTCTGCCGGTCCTTGTATGACCTGTCCCAAACGTACCGGGAACCTACAAAACCTCTATCCCGACATCACCAGTACAGACGTCTGTACGGACCCGGGATGTTATGAACAAAAAGTGCAAGAGAATACCGCACTACAATTGGCCGCCGCGGAAAAGCAAGGGCATACCATTCTCCCGCCGAATAAAGACCGTTTCTATAACGGCCAATTGCGCGATTCCCATTATATCGATTTGAACGACCGCTGTTATTCCGACGATAAATCTCGGAATTATCGCAACCTGCTTAAAGACCATCTGATCCATTTTGATTCTAATCCGGTTAAAGCATTGATGAAACGTATGCAGGAAATCCCGAGTAAGGATGAAATTAAGATTATCCCTCTGGTCGCCGTGGATGATCAAGGCGCTATCCATGAACTGTTACCCCAAAAAGTCGCGGATCCCTTAATCCGGGACCTGGCTAAAAAAGAAAAATGGTCGAGCGATTCTTATTCCCGATCGGATCAAGAAAAACAACATCAAAAAGAAAATAGAATCAAAGAACTCGCTAAATCCAAACTCATCGAATCCCTTATGGAGAAAGTTAAACAACAAAAGTTTTGGGATTGGAAATTGATCGCTCAGAAAATTATTGTACATGGCAATTATTCTATAACAAAGAAATTCGCGCAGATCATTGCTCAAAAAAAAGAGATCAAGAATGAAGATAAAATTCTGCTGGATTACATCACTAAGGCTTCGATTCCAGAATTGCAATGCGCTATCCAATTCTACTTTTTATTGCTTGAAAAAGAGAACTGTTATTACGATAAACATATGTATATCACCCAGGGGATTTGTCAGGCGTTAAATCTTAATTATAAACAAGAACTCCAACATCATATCCAACAAATCAAAAATACCAATTCCGCCAAGAAAGGAAAACAATCATGAAAATCTCGACCGAAAAGATTGAATCGTTACTACTCTATTTTAAAAATATCGTGGATGAGGGTGAAAAAAAGATCATCCTGATTCAGGAAAATATCCAGCCGGCCAAAGAAAATTATCAGGCTCTGAACCGCACGATCGATATTTTAAAATTAGATTCACAAGGTACCATAGCCCCCAAACCTTCTTCTTGTCATTCTGAGCGCAGCGAAGAATCCCAATTCAATAAACCATCAAAACCCCGTACCCCAAAATCTGATTATAAAAAGAATGCCCAAAAATTAATATTTGCCATTTGTAAAGTATTACATCAATCCGATATGCCCATGAGAGGTAGAGATATTCATCGAGAATTAAATAAATTACATTTTCATTTCCAATCCAAGAGACCGGATTCTTTAGTTGCAGTAACCTTATGTAGTAAAAAGAATTACTTCACTAAAACCGATCAGGGCTATGAACTATTACCCGCCGGTAAAGCCCTTCTGGGAGTATCGGAAGAATAACATGAGCGCACCTCGATTCCCTATTCATGTATCGACCGCAATCTCACGCCGGACCTATCACAAATTTATCGCGGTTTCTCCGCGGTTATCCGATTATAGTCGTTTGCGGAAAGCTATCCGGTTATTAATCCGATCCTCTAGGAAAACTAGAAACCGGAAACTAGAAACTAGAAACTGATGATTATGATAAATTGCATTCAAACTTTCACCGGCCAACATTTCGATATCCAATATCCGGATTTCCAAATCATCGATATCCGCGATATCGCTCATGCCCTCAGTCTAAAATGCCGGTTCAATGGCCATTGTAAAACCTTTTATTCCGTCGCCGAACATTCCGTACGAGTCTCTATGGTTTCGATTCAATGTCATAAACTCTGGGCATTACTCCATGACTCTGCAGAAGCCTATCTTCCGGATATCCCCTCCCCGGTTAAATTCCTATTCCCGGAAATATCCGTTATGGAATTTAATATTTTAAATGCCCTTTCCATGAAATATAATCTTCCCCCTTATCATCAATCCCAGATCCATATCCCGGATAAAATACTCCTGGCAACCGAAGCCCGCGATCTCATGCCGCATCCGGATACTTTCGATTGTGAAGGATGCGAACCCCTGCTTAAAACCATTGTCCCATTCACCCCGCATCAAGCTGAAACCGCATTCCTCAATGCCTTTCATCTCTTAACCAATTATAAATATATCAATCATGATAATCATCCCCAATTCCGAAGGAGAATGTAATGAAATCCCAAAGAAAATATACCCGTATGTTCTTTTTATCCAAGGTCCGGTCCATCTTGGATGCGATGAAATTCGGACCGAAATTATCGATTGTAGTTTCAGGTGTATCCGATAAAATCCAAATCTGTACCGGGATGCGCGAACGGTTGGGTAAAATAAAATATCGTTCCCGCAAGAAAAAAATTCGTGATTATCATTCTTATTTAATTCGCAAACGGGGATATCTTTAATCCAAATTTATCATGACTAAAAAACCATCAAATATCCTATCATCCATCAATCCCCAGGTATTACCGCATAATGAAGATGCCGAACGGTCGATCTTGGGAACCATTCTCATGGATAATCAAAAGTTCTACGATATCATGACACTCTTGGATGAATATGCCTTCTATCACACCGGTCATGCTATTATTTATCGATCCATCAAAGATCTCTTCGTAAAAAATACCGCGGTCGATATCGTCACCTTAACCGAATCTTTATCCACCCATGGTAAACTCGATGCGATCGGCGGCGCCTTTTATCTCACTACTCTAGTCGAAAATGTACTCTCTACATCCAATATCATCCATCATGCGACTATCGTCAAAGATAAATATATCGCCCGCCGGTTTATTCAAGCTGCAGGACAAATTGCGCAAAATGCCCTGGATCAGGAAATTAATATCGATACCCTGAATCGCCAATCCCTTCAAAGTATATTCGATATCGTATCCACCTGTGATACCTCCCAAATTGAATCCATCTTTGATATCCTGGTACAAAAAAAAGGCGTCATGGAATCCATTGAACATGCCTATGCGCATAAAGGTGAACTCACCGGGATCCCTTCCGGATATTATAAACTCGATAATATGACCGCGGGATTCCAAAATTCCGATTTGATTATTATTGCCGCCCGTCCCTCCATCGGCAAATCATCCCTGGCGCATAACATGTTATTCAATATGGGCAACAAACAATTTCCTGTTCTGCTCTTTTCACTCGAGATGTCCAAACATCAAGTGGCGTATCGGATCCTCTGTACCGATGCGCAAATCTCCTCCGAAAAAGTCCGGATGGGGTATATCAATCAAAATAATATGGAACAATTATTTGAATCTGCTAATAAAATCAGCGCCATGCCGATTAATGTGGACGATACTCCGGCTATCTCGGTTATGGAACTTTGCGGAAAAGCCCGTCGGATGAAAATGAAATTCCCTAATCTGGCAGCTATCATCATAGATTATTTCGGTCTCATGACCGGTTCTTCCAAAGCTGAAAATCATCAGGAGGAAATGCGCCAGATCTCCGGTAACCTAAAAAAATTAGCCCGGGAATTACATCTTCCGGTAATCCTCATCGGTCAACTGAATCGGGAAATTGAAAAACGCGGTGACAAATCCCGGCCCAAACTATCGGACCTCAAAGAAACCGGTGCCTTGGAACAGGATGCTGATGTCATAATCTTCCTGCATCATCCCCCGCCGGCTGCTACCGGTCCTCTCACCGGCATGGATGATATCGTCGAGATCATTGTCGCCAAACAACGTAATGGTCCTACCGGCATTATCCCTATGCGCTTTAATAAAAACATCACCCAATTCACCGAATTGGAATTATCCTCCGGATACCAGCCTCCTTCGGATATCCCGAATTCAGAGGTCGAATAATGAAAATATTTGTCCATCCGCCCAATCGGAAATTCTTATTCCAGCCGCCTAAGAAAGGATATTTATATAAATATTTTGCACTTCCCTATCATGGCCATGTCTACCCGGGTGAACTAATTCAGTTTTATTTCGATGAAAATAAACAAACCCTCATTGCGGAAGCAGTCCTGGACCATATTGATCCGCCCGATGGTACCGGTCATGGCAATCTTAAATATTGGTACAAATTCTTTTATCGCTGGAGTTCATTTAAAGATTGCCGGATCCATCAATTACCCCTATTCCCGTCATTTTGAGCACCGCAAAGAATCCCGATTCAATGAAAGGAGTAACAAATTATGAACATAATCGAAAAAACCGTTTGGATTATGTTAATTCTTATGATCTTTATGTTATTGGTAATCCTACTGGATATCGATAATAAAGTAACCAGTATAAATAATTTAATTAAGAATTCTACCCCATCAAAATTTGAAAAACATACCCGGGTATATTATCGAAATGGTAGAGAAGTGGCTAGATTAGTCACTCAAAATCAATAACTGCGAAACTTGAATAAGGAGATTGAAATGAAAATACGACGCGGTAAACCAAATACTAGGGATATCCATATCGCAACCAAGATCGTTACTTCTTATATCCCCTTGGATTCTTATGAACAAATTCAATCCTTTTCCAATCAACAAAATATCTATCTTTCTGAATGCATTAGAAATATTATTTATTCTCAAATCTATTCCCGAAAGGAGTTAAATGTCCCCACGGCTTCCCGGTAGTTTTAATAAGGATTCAGTTCTAAATCCTAAAATTCAAATTTCTACCGTGGTCCTATCTCAGGATTATCAAAAGATCCAGAAAATATCGAAAAAAAATAATCAATCAATCTCTAAAACTATTAAAAATTGGATTCAATCCGATTTAAATAATATCCGAAAGAAAGAGGGCAATTACATGAATTTACCATTGTATTTATCAGTTATCCCCTATGTGGAACGATGTATCCAGGATGATAAAGGTATTAAAGTGATTTCCGTAAATCGTAACGATATCAATCTAATGACTCCGGAAAATGATGCCAAATCCGCTGTATTGGCCAAGGAAATTGTCTATCGCTATAACTCTTGGGGATCTATCGAAGAGCAGATTAAAAAAGCACTGGAAGATAAAAAACCCTATAAAGTCCGCGCCATCATCGAAAACAATAAACTCGTAATCAAAATTAAATAACTTTAAACTTTAAACTAGAAACTCGAAACTATTTTTAAAATGGATATCATCGTCACGACACCTAAATCCGAAATCGCCAACAGTGCCAGGGAAGCTGAAGAAGTCATCCGGACCCACAGCGGGATCTATTTTCGTAAACTCCCATCCATCCCTAAACAAATCATCCCGGGTAAATCCCGCATCTTCTATACCGAAGAGAATTTTATCCGGGGATTCTGTATCATCCATTGCATCGCCAATTATTATGATAAGGTATATTGCGATGTAACCTTCCGGATCTGGCCACCGGGTCATTATATCTTGATGAATGCTAATACCTGGAACTGGATTAAACCGATTTTCTATCGCGGATTCCAGGGATTTCTATATTATACTCCACCTCCGGATATGATTATCATTGGTAATTGGCTCTCTCCCAAACCCGATCTTAAAACCTTTGGCTTATAGGTCCTGACTATTTGGCTCTGACAGCCTAATAGGATGGGAAATATATAAGCCATACCCGGGGACGTTACCCCCCTTCTACGTCCCCGGAACCTTTTTCCCGCCATTTTCCCTAACTCCTAATTTCTATCACCTATCTCCTAAAAAATTCCTCACCAGGATGACCTATAAACGACGATCGTCACCCGTAATGTAATCTAACACCTTCCTCGGAACTCTTTTTACCGCCACCAAAATCACCCTATCCTACCCCTATTCCCGTCATTTTGAGCACCGCAAAGAATCCCTATTCAATAATTAGAAACTAGGAAACAGAAACTAGAAACTATTACTTAACCCCTTTCTTAAAAAACCTGCTATACTAAATCTCTTTACCCCATGAAAAGCCGCGCAAAATTTCATCTGCGCCCGCCAGAATCGGGGGGGGTTTCAAACCCCTACCTTTTTGACCCCATCCGGCCGTCAACCCCTGATTTTATGCCATTTTATTATCTATCAATTATTGTAACTAAAATAAAATCAATCATTTATAAATCAACCCAATTAAACATATATTTAATTGGATGGTACTTTTCAACCCCTCACCCCATCCCCTCCCTCCTGACCCATCCCATCCCCTCCCCATCGGTTAGACTATATATGACAACCTCACCCATCAACTCCTCACTATAACTTGTATAATCTCCCTCATCATTCTAGACCATCCCTTTTATAAACCCTCCTGACCATCCCCTATCTTTCCTGACCCTCCCTTTTATAAACCCTCCTGACCATCCCCTATCTTTCCTGACCCTCCCTTATTTTCAAAGGAACTCCCACTCCTCCCATCCCTCCAACTACTTCCCATCAATATATAATAAATACTCTCATCCGGTTATCCTTCCATCCATTCCCTATCAATTCCTGTCTTGACTTCCAAAGGTACTCTATCATTATTATATAACTTCAACTCTCATACCCCTATTCTACTTCTTAAAATCCATCCACTATTCTACTTTCTCAAAATATTTCCTTCCCCAATTCCCCCAACCCGCTAGTATCAATATATTAATTAATCAGATCAATAAATATTAAATAACAATATGATGATTGAATTGAATTACAGTTTTATAACATAATATAAATCAATGATATATAAAAATATTATTTTTTATAATTTTTTTCTTGACATTCATGTTAAACACTGTTAAAATAATATTATTATAATATTATATAAACGGTATCTGATAAACAGAAAGCAAACGATAAAATGAATAAAATCAATACTATTTTAATAAAAGAAAATACTGATAAAGCTGAAAAATATCTTGATAAAAAATATTCCGCGATAGGAGGTGATTTGAATGATTTAAAAATCCCCGTTGAAAAAATAACTTCCGGGCAACCCGGACCGGAAATAAAAAATTGACAAACGGACAAAAACACATACAATATATACAAAAGGAGAATAATATGAAAAACACCATCAGAGGTAGGGTAATAGAAATCATTAAAAAAGATGGCCAAAATTTACCGGATGTTTTGATCAATGGAAAATCAATTCCGGTATTTTCCGGGGATCTACGAAAATGTGGCCCGGTAGAAAAAACTAAAATCGGCAGCCGGTGGGAAGAAGAAAACTGGATGATGTGGGGATTCATCGGACTCCCAAAAGAAGTAGGGGATTATTTGGTTTCTGAAATAAATAAAATCAAAGCAGAAGAAAGTTTAAAAATCCAGCAAGAAATCAATAAGAAATATCAATCCATCCCCGGATTAAAAGAATTGGAAAATGCACGGGATGAAATCGATAATTATCACCATCAATTTGCTCGGATGATGGAAAATGAAGATAATGATGGGTGCCAACCACCGGTGGGAATTAAATCGGATTTGAAATCACTTAGAATCCAATATCCAAAAGCCGCCGATTATTTGATCGCCGAAGACTATTATTACTCAGATAATTATGTTAAATCCGGAGAGGGTAAAATGGCAATGGAACGAATTGAAAAAGGCGAAGATTCCCAAAAAGTTGTACAGGAGATGAAAGATAATTTCTTAGAATATTGTAAAAATGCAGTAGATTAAAACTAAAAAAGAAAGGGTGAAAAAAATGAAAATCGATATGGGCGAGTACGAACTAACAAACGAAACATCGGGATCGCGTTATGGATTTCCGGTACTCGCAACAAAATTTGATGGCCGCGAATACGGCCCGGGAGATATAATTAGTTTCCCCGAATCTGATGATAAAAAGATACGCAAAGCCATTGATGATTTTTTTGGATCACTAACTGCTTCTCAATTTGTTTATGATTGGGGAAACGAAATTTTTAAGGAACGGGAGACCAGAGATTAAAGACTTTTTGTGGGTACAATATATGACGAAGTCCCCGGTTGTAAATATGGTAAATCAATTCGATATTTTTTTTACTTGACAAACGTTATAAACGCTATTAGACTACTATCATATTAATATTAATCTACCGAAAGGAGCACCACATGAAAGACAAAACCTTAAACGAACACCTCCCGGACTTCCTGGGATATTTGAAAACTGAACTCAACCATTCACCCAAAACCATCGCGGCCTATAGCCACGATCTCAACCGTTTGTTTTCCTATCTTGAATCCGCCGGTGTAAATTCCGCGGCGAAAAAGATTTCCGCGCAACACCTTCGTGACTTTCTAGCATCTCTCTCTGGTTCTGGACCGCACGATCGCCGCCGGAAAATATCTTCCCTCAAGATGTTCTTCGCTTTTATCAAAAAACAAAGAATCGCTGATAACATAAAAAAATATGGTGAGTCATTTAACAAACATCACCACATCCCCGAGGACCCCACGCTCGACCTCGACTCCCCCAAAATTCCCGACCATCTGCCGGTGTATCTCAGCGAACCAAACCTCCACCGGCTCCTGGATCATCCCGACCGCACCACGGCTATGGGTTGCTGTGACTATCTGCTCATCAATCTCTTCGCGCACCTCGGTCTCCGGGTATCCGAACTGGTAGGGATCAATCTCTCCGACCTGGACTTCTCCGCACATACCATACTCATCACCGGCAAAGGGAACAAACAACGTCTCCTCCCGCTCCTCCCGGATTTGCTCGAAGTAATCTATGAATATCTCAACATCCGGCCAACCTCCGACACCCCGGCATTACTCCTCAACGATTCCGGTCATCGCCTAACACCCTGGACCGCCTGGGATCGCATTAAAAAACAATGCGCCGCTATCGGTCTTCCCAAAAACATCAGCCCCCACAAATTGCGTCACACCTGCGCGACCCTCTGGCATGGTAAGAACATCAGCATCCTGGATATTCAAGCCCTCCTGGGCCATTCCAGCATCGCTACCACGCAGATTTATACCCACACCGATACCCAAAAGTTGTATAATGCTTTAGAAAAATTGAATCCATTACCCGAAAGGAACAAAGTAGCATGACCCGACCCAAAGGAATTCAAAAAGATATCATTCATACGGATCTTCGTTTGCCTAGGGAGATACATGAATGGGCACAGATCGCTGCCAAAGCCGATGATCGATCATTAAATAATTGGCTTGTCCGTACTATTACCAAAGAACTCAAATCCACCGGTTATCTTTCCGGATCCAAACCAAAAGAAAAGGATGAATCTCATGATTCGATATAACATTTTCCATCCTGTCATTCTGAGCGCAGCGAAGAATCCCTATTCAATCCATTGAATTCTTCAACCGTTCTGGATTCTTTAGCCGAGAGCCGACAGCTGATAGCCGATTGCTATGATAACCCGATAATCTTCATCCCAATTTCATTCTTAAACTGTCTCCAAGTCCGGTTATATTTATCAAAATATGGATCCGGATCGATATGACTGGTATCCCCATACATGATATGGATTTCTCGATGACTGAATATTTTTAATTCCGACCATTTCCACCGCCGGGAGATATCTTTCACTAGCCATAATGTATTATCCCAAACTTGCTGAAACTGAACGACATCAAATCCCCGCGGTTCACACATCTCGATTCCAAGATATAAACGATTTGCCGTCGGTCCCGCATGCCAGGCTACCTCATTCTCCGGGATACACCGGACAATTTCATTCCAGTCTACAAAATAATGCGCCGAGGCATGCCGATCATCACTATCAAAATAATGCTGTTCATTCTCGGCCGTCGCTCCCAATGTTGCCGTTGAATGAATCACAATTCCCATCGGCTGTAACAATTTCCCCGACCGGTTATGATGTATCAATTTCTCTGTAATTTGATAATCCATTTTTATTCCGATATCTTTTATTAATACCGGGCAGGACCTCTCAATTTTCTACTTAAATCTGAAGGGGGAAGTAGATAGCTATCCTGCCCGGGCATGTTTAACCTGTTTCGATATCATCCCTCCTTTCTTTTAATTCATAAATAACTGCATCGTCCAAAAATCGCTCGCCATATCATGGTTCAGGATATATTCATAGGGGATATATCCATATCCTTTATCTCCCCATTTATCTCCCCATGAATTCCGGATTATAAACTTTCTGATCCGATCATCATATCCCACGATAACGATCGCATGTCCACCCAATATTCCCGAATCCGGTAATGGCATCGGGATATCCCCGGTCGAACTTTCCATTGGGAAATTCTCGAATACCGATATCCCTCCGACGATAAGATATCCGCTGCATAAGGTATTCTTAAAATGCATCCTGATTTGTGGGACCGCTTCATATCTCACCGCCTTATATTTCAAAGCATCGGTATAACATTGATCCGACGGTTTCTTCGTAAGATTTTCAAATATATACGGCCATTCATCTTCCGGACAAACCCCCTGATTGGCGATAGATTTAATCCCATCCCGCAAATTGGCTCCCGCATCATAATCTACTGTCCCTTCAATTTCTCTTTCGTTGTAATAAATAAACAATCGTGAAGGAACAAAATCCGGCAAACCTTGTTTGATTCGATCATATTGAACATTACATGCGAGTGCACAACCCGTACAACTACCGGCATTAATTGTATTCTGATCATAGACAGGTGAGCATTGCGGTCTCAAATCAACTAAATCTGGATATACCTTGGTTATAAATCGCAATTTCCGGACATAATCCCGCGGATCCGGGAGCTGACGGTTCCATCCAAACCTCTTCCTGAACCCTGTTTCTATATTACTCCTGATCATATCTTTCCTTTCTATCCCCTCTACCCTTGGGAGAGGGTTAGGGTGAGGGTTCTTTTACTGTAACCTGAACCCTGTTTCTATTCCGGTTTCTTAAATGTCAACGTTGTATCCGTCAAGAATCGCAGAATATCATTCGCGATTGAGAACAATAACAACGCCAACCCGGCATACTTGGTTGGTATAGATCCCGCATAAATCGTATACGCAGCTACAATCTTCTGCAAAACCCCAACCCATAATGTCTTTGAGAATATAAACCATTTCGGTTGCATTTCTTTTCCTCCTGTTTTAAATAGGGGAGAAATTAATCTCCCCTTTTAGCAATGCGAACAACAAACGCACAACCTTAAATTTTTTCATTATCATTCTGAGCGCAGCTATCCGCTCAATTGGATTATCGTCAACCCAATCCCAAACTCGTTAATAAACTGTTTCCCCCGATTGGACCCGTGACCGATATCAAAATTGATCTTCAAATCCAACCAATTCTCGGCAATGTTAGATATGATCGGGAACTTGATGACTCCATTCGATGTCCCCAATCCATTTCGGATGATGTCATTGATTTTATTTAGCTCCCAGCCGATCGATAACAAATGATGTTCTTTAAATTCAGTTTTATAATCTAAACTTATCAACCGGTTATACGTCACTCCATCATCGGACTTCGTATAATATTCAATCACCGGAAAAACTGCTAAGGTTTTAATTTCTGCTTTACCGTGCAACCCAAATAACTCATCGGTGGCCACACCTGCTGAGAAATTCTGTAAACTAATCCCGGATACTACAAAATTTGTCGTCACCGTACTGTTTGAATTCGTCCCCAACATCAACCTTTGCTGATAATATTGTGGGATATCCAAAATTATATACCGGTGAGTCCCCGAATCTTTCTTAATGACTTGTTCCGCCTGGATTACAGACGGTATAATAAAAGTCAATACCAAACAAATCATTACGCAGACTACTAGAAATAATCTAAACTTCATCTCGTCCTCACCTCCTTCGCCAATAACCTGTCATTTCAGCTAAAGCTGGAATTCAATATTTTAATTAGAAACTTTAAACTAGAAACTAGAAACTTATTCTTTCCGATCATTTCCTTACTCAATAAAAAAGCCGGAACTGGCTGGTGCACCAGTACCGGCTCTGTTTTACACTAACCAACGAATGGCCTATCCGGCAGTTATTTATTCGCATTCTCTTAAAACTGGAAGATTTTATGTAATCTTTAAGAATCTGGATTATCTGGATCCGGGATTTCACCAGCCAGATCTTCTTTGACTCCTTTGACATCCGCGGTAATTGCATCGATTTGATCCTGGGTAAGGACCCCTGCTAATTGATTTTCCAGATTGGAAATTGTTTCTTCCAGTTTATCGATCGCTGTTTTAATCCGGCCTTTCATATCGCTATCCGCTTGTTTTAAAGCAGCCACCTCATCTTGTAATGCTGTAATATCTGGTGTTGCCATTAGTCTTTTCACCCCTTTCAATAATAAATTCGCAATTCTAATCATATAAATAACCAAAATTACCTTAAATATTCTTCTTAAAATTTTTATTTCTCTTCTTTTTCTTCTTTTTCTTCTCATTTATTCCTTCACCAAAACTTTTTATCATGCCCTGTACTTATCATAATGATTCCAATGACAATCGCTATAGGGCAGATTATCAATAATATCTGTGAAAACATAATCCAGAATTGCATATTTACAATCTCACTTTCAGTTTATATCTATCATTTGGATTGATAACCGTAAATTCTCTGGTATTGAACCGGAATGTCTCTTCCCGTAATCCCTTAAAAAGATGATATGTTACAACTAGTTCACCTTGGTATGTTCCACTAAGAATATTCTGGCCAATAACGAATGTATTGATACGAGTATTGTATCCAGAAAAACGGTTTGCCTTCCACGATGCAATCAAATAACTTTCCCCATTGGTGAATGAAAAATCAGCATCCCCCACTAAACTATGAAACTTATCAAAGTCTCTATATATGCTGACTAAATCGCCAACATGAAATATAGTATCTCCTGCAAATACGGTATCGTCTGACAGGGTTACACGATGGATATTCTCCGTATGTGCTATGGTAAATACATTCATCCTGATAATTTGAAACGGATACAAACCGATAAATAACCAACCTAAAAACCAAATAAGAATTATCAGGAACATAGCCCAAATTATTTTACTTATTCCTAGCATTGGCTTTTTCCTTCCCTTCTAAAATTCCTCGGAGATTAGCTAAATCCTCTCGAATCTCCATCAATTCTCTATCATGTTCCCCTAGCTGTTTAATATAAGAATCCATCTGTTTTTTAAAACTCCATGCCAGCAATGTAAGCAAAACCGGAACGACAAACATTGCGATACCGCCCCAAGTAATAAAACTGTTCGGTGAATTATCAAGTGCATCTGCCATTCCTATCAGACTAAAAAGCAATACAATCCATATCAACGCCATACTTAACAACCCCCATATACATACTCGATAATATCTATATCCGCTTCTAATGTCTCCTATCTTCATCTGGTCTGTACCTCAATACTTGCGTGGGTTAATTGTTCATAAGATTTTTCCAGTAATTGATACGCCGATTCGGTGCTTTGCTTTTGGCAATACATACCCAAAAAGAAAGACGCAACTATAAGAAAAGCAGTTAATGCCTTTTTCTTTTCCAATACATTGACAACGTATTTAATGCTTTCTAAGTCCAGCGTCACCGTTTTTCTCCATTAATAATTTTTTTATCTCTTTCAATAGAATAATTATTTGTATTAATTTATCTTCTTGTCTAAGAATAGAATTTTGGGCTAATGTTTGCCCATAGGTTTGTTGACCACCTCTACTTCCCGGCATTATATATTTTCTCCGTCAATTTTTTTTCAATGTACAACTTGTCTTTATTCCCCGACATTTCTGCTTGGTCTTTGCTGAAAGCAGGAACGGTAATTTTATAGTAGATTTCCACAATAACAATTTTGCTTTTATCAATTCCCCTGAACCTTTTATCAAGCAATATGTTCCAATTCTGGATAGTGTCGTTGGATAACAATACCAATATCGTAGAATCCTTTTGCAGGGCATTATATTGTTCAAGACTATCCAACGTAGCGACTGCCTTATACTGCAAGACATACTTATCAGACTTCACTTGTAGCACCGATGGGATATCTAGTTTCCATACCGAATCAAGCGATAGGGAATATATACCTGACGCATATGCAAAAGTTACTGACGATAATATGACGATTATAAATAAAAGTTTTCTCATGCTATTTCCTAATATCTCCTTCTGATATATCCTACTGATATTCCATCTACCCTACTTCCTACACTTGCATAACCAATAAATTTTAAATGTGGAACATACACTACACCATCATCTGGAATAGTGTATGCACTCCAAGTTGTTGTATTGACACTAAACCCCCCAGTTCCTGAAACAGTGGTTGTGGTACTGGTATAATTAGCTGATTTATCAGATGATTTAGTAGATTTAAACCACCATTGAACACTATCTTTTGCATGATTGACTTCAACGGTAACTATTGTTCCGAAAATCTGGTCGCCATTTTGTGCCCCTATCGGAAAAATAAAAAGAGTTTGTGCGTCGTTATTTGGTATAATAATTCCCTCACCGAAACCAATCCAGGGAACACTTGCAGCCGCCGGAAAAGCATATCCATTTACAAAAGTATATATATTTAAACTTCGCCATTCCGTAACCACCGAATATGCAGAATTAACAGATAGTACATTAACCCATCCTGTAGTGGAACTTGATAAATTAAATGTCGGATTTGTTCCACCAACTATGGAACTGGCTATAGTTGTTAGCGATGAGTTAGTGCCGGGTATCGGAGTAGTAGTATTATCACTATGCGTACCAGCTAAAGGTGTTGTGGTATGACCAGAGTAATTCCCGTTGGGTATACTGCCCGTAACTTGTCCAAACGTACCCGCAGGTAGTCCCGTAGGAGTGCCGTAGACTTTGCCATTAACATAGATATTGTCTGCCGTGAGTGTCGTAGTTATACTCTGGGACGTAAAATTATAACAAGATACAGCATCCAGAGTTCCATTTATATCGCCTTGAGATGCTTCCTGAAGAAATCTCTTAAAGGCGTATCCAGTACTGTTCATAGTGGTGCTTTCCCACCATGTAGTTACAGAACTTGGAAACACCATCATTCCTGATTGATTAAATTCATTTGTTCCATCACTGGTAGGGGTAATTCCTACCCATCCACCGCCAGAACTTAAAGAATAATCACCACTTGAAGATATCGGCATATCACCACTGGCAATATCAAAATATATTTGAGTAAACTGTGTGGCAGATATAGATACTAATGCTAATTGAACTCCATCTTCTTGGTCATTTCCTAAAAACGGCATAACAATCCCATCATGGTTTACCGTTGTAACAACTGCAAAATTCTTGGTACTCTTTGAACTGAACATATCAAATACTCCAGTGGCGGAAGTAGATGTTATTGATTGAGTGGTGGTGATGGTTAATACAGAACTTCCCCCGCCATTAGATGCATATCCCACACTTAAATTACTATACATTCCACCTTTGGGAGTAGTAGTAGCCTGGGGAAATGTACCACCTACGATATTTAATGCCGTAGATGCTGTGTCCGAAGTAGGAACATAACTCTGATTCCCTCCCCCAAAATTCCATCCCGTCGTCAACTGCGTCACCGCCGGGACACTCAACTGTCCCAATTCATTTATATACCAATGCGGATGCGCGATCGTATCAGTCCCCACCGTCGTCCCTACATCGAACCAATCATATCTCCCCCCAAACCCCCACCCCATCACCGGCAACATTAACATGATGAATAAAATCCCGTAGATATAAATCAATGATCCATGCTTCCCTCTCTCTCTGGGAGAGGGATAGGGTGAGGGTTTACTGCTGAAGAGACTTCTTCTTAACATAAGACATAGATTATCTTCCATCCCAAAATAATAAATCTACGTTGAATTAAAAATATTGTCATTCTGAGCAACGCGAAGAATCCCTATTCAATAACTAGAAACTTGTTTTTATTCTTCTGCGTCGGGAATGGAGTGTTCTTTACATATTTCCCGACGCCTTTATTTAGCCGATAGTTGATAGCTGACAGCCGATAGCTTTTCTTAATTCAAATTCAATATCCATCCCCCTTCCCGACGCCGGGCAATATCTACTATATCCATAATAAACGCTGTCATAATGATACTAAATTGATGCTTATCATGATGATTATAATCCCTATATTCCGCTCCATAAATTCCATCACCATATAATACTGCCATAATCCCATCATCCAGAATTTCATTCCCGCTTATATCATAGGCGATTGCAAACTCCCCATCCAGATCCTCTTGTACATCTCCTGAACTATTCATTTCTAACAATCTCCATCCTACTTTCCCTTGGCTCAATGCACCTTCCGGAATCATAATTCGTATTTCCAATGGATACATCGTATTCACTTCCATATTCCCGATATAAAACGTATTCGATCCATCCAAAACCGTCCAAACGTCTGTACTCCCACCCTGCCTAATTTGTAAATATCCATTCTCCAACATATCCTTCCCGCCCGCCATATCCTCCCCCAACATTCCGGCAGTTAATTCCAACCCTATCAATGGATTCCCAGCCGTTTCACCTTTCATATACCACAATTCCAACGTCATAATTTTCTCAATCCCCTGCCCGCATAATAAATATGGGATAGATTGTAAATTAATCGTATAATGATCCGGCCAATATAATGCTAACTTCCCCATCTATCTTCCTTTCTTTCCTATTTCTTTTTCCCTCTACCCCTGGGAGAGGGCTAGGGTGAGGGAACTAGAAACTAGAAACTTTAAACTAGAAACTGGTTATACCGTATCTAATATTATCCCCGAATGCCGGTCTATACTACCCACAATTGCATCTTCCGAACCCCACAACCCCGCTTCATCCGCATTCTGTACATATCCATGATTCAAGGAAATACCCAATATCAAATTATCCAACACCTGCAACTCCCCTTGTTCATCCTTCAACCGTGTTATCCTTCTTGAATTCTCCACACTCTCCACATTCCCCAATCCGATATATCGTTTCATCTTTTATTCCTTTCCACCCTCTCCCCCTGGGAGAGGGCCAGGGTGAGGGAACTAGAAACTAGAAACTTTAAACTAGAAACTTTCTTCATACTAACGATCCTTCCACCAATACAATCGACTCCGCGCTGCCCGGTTTCCCATCATGCCCCGTCTGGAACCCTTCAATCCATGCCTGACCCGCTAAACTCGGTTTAACAATCTTCTCTCCATCTACACTTTCGATATCATATAAATTCACTGGCCATCCTTTTTCTATGAAATAATCCCCCGACAATTCCACCTGATACCACAAATCCCCTGTCAATTGTCCCAGCATCTCCCGCCATGCTCTCAATGTATCCACATCTTCCATCGCATTCAGATATCGCAAGATATGTTTATCCGCCGGTGAATCCATGGTATCGCTACCTTCTTCCCCGCTCACACTCTCCAACTGCATCGCCCGGTGATACGATTTCTCCCGCGGGACTTTCCCGGGATGTTGCGTGATATCATTCTTAATAAGTTTCTTTAATCCAAACTCATTATAATAAAACCGGTTCACCAGGATACTGAATTGTTTCGGATGATCCTGGGTATAGATTTTAATACTGGATTCCGCCTGCATAAATACCGGATCCTGATCAATCATATTATCCGGTTGCATCTTTCTGATATCCGTCTCATACCGGGGCGGTTCCTTTTCCAGCATCCCGCATTTCGGGGTATACAACCAGGTCCACCGCCGGAATGAATCCGAATCCAATGAATCTTCCGGTTGTTTGATATTATAATAACTGGATAAAAACTTCGCTTGATCTTTATTCACATACCGGTACACCGTTTTCTCTACTTCCATCGGGATATTGGGCGATTCCAGATAATCTTTAAACTCTTTCTTTTTATGATTCGGTTTCGTATAATCCGGTACCCAGATAAATCCCGATATATTCCGGATCGAACCCGTCAACCGTGCCCGTTTATAATCCCAACTGGTATTCTCATAGGACCGTAAATCAATCTGATCGAACACCACATCCGCATATGATTCCAATAGGACATCCCATTCCTTCTGGATAAAATGTGTATAATAACTAAACCAGGGAGTCCCAAATAAATCCAGGGCAAACCGGTCTTCCCGGGTAAATTCATATCTCTCCACGAATGTCCCACTCGGTTCTCCCTGTTCATTCACAACTTCTACCGTCTCATCGGAATACCAGGACCGTATTACACTTTCATACGAATTCCCAATCCCCGGTTTCCCTTC